CCGATCGTTCCCACACGCTGGCTCCTACCGGCGGCACCCCCCCCCCCTGCCTAGCTGTCCGTCCTTGTGTCATGGGGGAAAGTCTTCCGCCGTTCCTCCCTCTAGGGCCTACAGGAGCTCTCCTAGGGCGTGGGACGTCTTGCCGGTCCCTCAGTGCCAGACCAGCTCTACGGGGCTGTCAGGGGCTCTGTACGTGCGTCTGCGGTTTTTTTTCTGTGCCGTAGGTGCGGGAAGTACTTCTAGAACTACTTCTCTCCAACTGGACTTTTGACCTGCACGTTTCTGCATCCTTGCAGGTCAGAATGGGTGCAACCTCAGGCCAGCCTGTCATGATCGAATCAATCTTCCCTACAATCTGTCGGTAAAACATGCCGTCTGACCTGGGGTTATCAATCTGTAACCTGAACCTGGTCAATCCATGTTGTCCAAAACCCCAGGTCGGGTAGCTTTGTCCTTGCACCACTCCGCTAGCGCACGAACGAGGAACCGCCGGACCCCCGGTAGGCCGCCCGCGCCAGCCGAGACAAGCGGTGTAGGAGAGCGCGGGCCCGGAGGGGTACCGGCAAGCGGAGCGAAGTGCCGCACGAATATGGTCAGTACCTAGGCAGGATCTCGCGGTGGAGCTTCGCTCCCGCACCTGCCAAGCAAGTTGTTTGGCTTTCGTGTTCCGCGGTTCTCACCGTGGGATGCGATGGCCGTGCAACCTACAGAGGAGAAAATCATGACCAGCAACGAAACCAGTACCAAGGCGACCGCACTGTGGCACCTGTCCGGCAACGCGAGCGTGTACCAGACGGACGTGGACACCTCGTTCAGTGTTTCCCGCGGTCTGTCCGTGGACGAGACGGTTCGCCGCTGCATCGCGATGCGTCAGAGCGTCAGTCCTGACGACGTCGTGATCGATCAGCTCTACGCGCAGAACTGAACGCCCCGCTAGGGAAGTCAGAAAGGTTGGTGCCACCGTGTTCACCGTTTATTACCAGCACTCGCGCGACGGTTACCTGAACGTTTTCGTCTGCGATGTTCCGACGCAGAAGCTCGCGGAAACCATCTGCAAGCATCTTCAGGATGACTTCAAAGTCTTCCGCGCTTGGGCGGAGAAAGACTGAGCCACTGGGTTTTGAGCATGGCGCCCACGATGTGGGTGCCGTGTCCTTTGCTCAGAGGGTGCAAGGGGAAAGGTTGGAAGATCATGGAATTGCAGATCGGCGGCTCGAAAGGGTCCAAGCACTACGTCGTCCGCGATGTCCACGGGAACGTGGTGAAGAATTTCCACACGAACGACGACGCTTTTGCTCAGCGCACGCTGGCACTGCTCGCCGAGTCCTACGAACTGCTCGGCGGTATCTGCTTAGACCCGGTGGTGACCTCCTGATGGCCCCGCGCGGGCGCTACAGGACGCCGCAGACGGCCGGACGCCCCGATCCGACACCACCGGCCGACAACCCGTTCCGCTCCATCCCTACAGGGCGCTACGCGCTTCTGCACACCGGGGAAGACCGCTGGTACTTTTTCAGCGTGTCCAACCCGGATCAAGGCAAGTGGATGGGGTTCACGTTCCTCAAAGAGATGCAGGGTCCGAACGAAGTGCGGGTGCGCGGGGAAAGAGAGAAGTCGGTTCTCTCCGCCATCCTCCGCAATCCTCTCGGGTCCGCTCAGGACTACGGGCGGCAGACCGGCGAGTGCGGGAAGTGCCACACGCAGCTGACCGACCCGAAGTCCATCGCGCTGGGCATCGGCCCTGTCTGCATCAAGCGCTACGGGTGATTCTAGAAGCGGAGCGAGGAACCGGGCATCGTCCCGGTTTTTCGTCCTGCGGCTAGCAGGAGGTTCAGAAGGGTTGAGAGACATGTGCAGTAGTGGCAAGGGCAGACGCTCGGTTTCGCACTACCGGCGCGTGGGGCGTTTCTCCCGCGCTTTCGGTGGCTACCGTCCGCAGAACTACACCATGCGCAGCTACTTCGGTGGCGCGTCCCGGCTGTGGTTCTGATGCTGGCTTGGTACGAGCAGTACCGCGGACTTTGGTTCCGCATGTCGAAATACGGTTTCCTGATCGGAACCACGATCGGAGAATGGTGGACACACCGATGAGTGAAGACTACGGACTTATCTGGGTATGCCGGTCGTGCATGCTCGTGCACGCGAACGGCGAGTGCGGCGAGCTCCATGCGGAGTCGTGCGCGTCGCTGGACGTCCAGCAATTTGACTTCGACAGCCAAACCGACGCGTCCTGCGACTGCGGAGCGAAAGAGCCGCTGTCCAGCATCACAGACGGATTCCGCGTCGCCATGGGCATAGGCGCGGAGGAGCACGCGGAAGGCTGTGAGAACCGCTCTGTGACCCGTTCCGCGGACATCGTGGAGTGCGACTGCGCGGAGCAGACACACAGCACTTCTCAGTGCGAGGGGTGCGGGACGTACCTGCACGGCGAGCGGCACGCGATGCACTTGTACAAGGATCAAGCATGAGCAGCGTCAACACGAATCCGGCGTTCGGCATCATTCCGGATAATTTCCCCTACACGGTGGAGTCCTTCCGGACGCATGTATCCGCCGTTCACCACGAAACGAAGTACACGCGGCCCGTTTCTTTCGCGATGGTTGCGGAAGTCTGGGCGCTCCACATGAACGCGTGGATGGATCCGCGGCTTCCCGAACCGGACTTCTACCGGATCATCGCGGAAGTCGCAACCGTGTACAGCACATGACCGAACGCCGTGCGTGCGCCACTCCACTCGGAGCGGCGTGCGTTCCCCGCTCGGGGACTTAGGAAAGGGTAAGTCACATGGCCTCTATGAGCCGTAAGCACTACCGGGAATTCGCAGCGACCATCCACAACGCGGTGGACGCGTTGGACGGGTTGACCCCCGTTCGCCGCGCTGCCGCAGTGGCCGTCATTGAGAACATCGCGGACGGCATTTCCTACACCTGCAAGCGAGACAACTACAACTTCCGGTACGACACGTTTTTCGAGGCGTGCGGACTGGACGCCTACGGGAAGGTTGTCAAGTAAACATGATCATCCGAATGCAAGGAAGCGTCTCCGGCCTGATGCCGACTGCGGAAGTACTCCGGGAGTACGTCCGGCCGTTCAACATCGCGGCTGAGAACCGCTACGGGCGCGTCGTGAACGGACGGATTCTCAACCCGTGCGACAATAGCCAGCTTCGCGGCGGGTTGACTGTGGATGTCAAGCACGTCCGCAGCACGCGGAACGGGCACACGTACAGCGTCAAGCTTGGAGCGCTCAGCAAGTCACCTGCGGCCCGACAGAGCCATTCCGGGCGCAACGGTCCGTGGGCATGCTGGCACAGCGTCTACGCCTACCTAGAGAAGCTGTACGGCGAGTTCCCGGACGCGGTGGCGCGGTCCACTTTCATCACGTACCGCGGTGTGGAGGATTTCGAGACCAACGCACCTAAAACGTTCTACCAGCGTGTGGGCAATTCCTACAGCCGCGAGGAATACTTCGGTGCGCTGTGCCACAACCTGGGCTGGCACGATTGGCACGACGCGCCGGACCGGAGACTTCCGGACGGTACGGATCTGATGTCTCTGTAGTCCGAACGAATTGCATGCGGTACGGCACAAGCCGCGCCGCGTGTTGCCCGTTCGGGCAGGAATGAGGGTATGGCAATGAAGAGATACCGGTTCATGGCACTGGCCGACAACTACCAAGTCCCGCGCGGGTATTTGCGCGGCACGCTCACGACTCACCAAGGTTTCGACGAGAGCGCCTACGTCGTGTCGTTCGAGGGAGTTCCCAAGAGCGCGCACCATGCAACCTACGTGCTGGACTTCGGAACGAGCGTGGAAGTCCGGTGGGTTGCCGGTTGGGCATCCGAAGATCTCAATCAGATCTTTCTCCAGCCCTTCCCGCTCAACGTCGGCACGCGGCCGGACAACGGAAGGCCGATCGACATGTCCATGTGGATGCTGGGCCCGCGCCCCGCGTTCCACCTGAAGTTGACGGAGATTGAGAAGTGGTGACCGGCGGAGTCAACGGCGGTCCGTGCGTCTCAGGCACGGCGGACTGCCCGTGCTGCGGCTACCCCACCATGGTGGCGGATTGGCGCATTCCGGAGCTCTGTCCGGAGTGCGTGATGCACGACTGCGACATGTACGTCGAATGCAGCGTGCCAACCGACGCGTGGCCGTACGACACTGATCCGCGCGACTGAGTTTCTTGCGTGTCCCACCCCTACTCTCCTCAGGGGTGGTTCGCGCTGGAATCTCAATCAGAGGTTCTATCGAGAATCGAGAAAGGTTGAACAAATGAGGATCACTGCAACCGTCGTCGTGGAAATCGACGACAACGCCGCGGTTCTGCTCGACGCGTCCGTTGTCGGCGGCGCGTTCGGTGCGGTCCGCACCATCGTCCGCAACGCCCTGTCCGACACGGCCGGTTTCAAGTCCGTCACCGTGGACACGGACGACACGGACGGCGAAATGGATGAGGGCGGCTCTGAGCGCCCCGCACGCGAGTTCGGGGACAGGGGCGTCACCGTGGCGTCCGCGCCGCGCAAGGCGCCCCGTAAGGCCGTGCAGGGCAAGACCGCGCGGACCGGACGGCCCAAGACGCTCACCGACATGGAGGCCAGCGACGGCGAGCCGGTTCGCGAGTGGGGTGTCCGTTCGCCGGAGTCGCTGGCAGAGCAGGGCATCAGCACGCGAGTCATCGGCGGGAACGGCGAGTGGACTCCCCCGCTGCCTGAGCGCAAGGTGCGGCGCCCCAAGAGCGCGGCGCCGGTCACCAAGGGCTACAGCGTCACCGAAGAGAAGTCGTCCGCGAAGTTCGGCGGCGCCCGCACGCGCAAGTAGCGAAGTAGTTGTGCCGCTTTGGTGCGACCGGAACTTTCCGGTTCCGGCCGTGCCATGGCAGTTCAACACTGCCTTTTCAGAAAGGTTGAGAAATGCAGGGAGTACTGGACGGATACGAAGTGCCAGACGCCTACGCTGTGCCGCTCGGTATCGACATGGAGAGCGGCAAGCGGGTGAGTCTGGACGTCCGGAAGTTCACGCAGCACGGTTTCATCGGCGGCGCGACCGGAGTCGGCAAGACGCGCACCCTTCAGCAGATCATCGAATGGTGCTCGCAGCGCGGTATCCCCGCTCTGGCCGTTGACGGCAAGGGCGACATGGGCGGTCTGGCCATCGCGGCCGAGGCGACTCGAGAGATTCTGGACCGCGTGCAGGATCTCGGGCAGGACGAATGGTGGGACGGCACTTCGACGCCGGTGGAATTTTTGGCTCTCGGCGGGAATGGCTCGGGCGTGCCCGTGAAGGTCTCCGCCAAGACGTTCCCCTACAAGATGCTGGCCCGTGTCATCGGCTTGACCAAGCCGCAGACGACGGGCCTCGGCTACGCCTACCTGGCGTCCAAGAATGCCACGTCCGGCGACATGCACACGTTGGAGCAGCTCAGAGAATTCGTCCGCGGTATCAAGGACGACCCTGACAGCTCCCTCAGTGAAGCGGTGGCGAACCGCATCATCGCGCAGTCGCAGCTTTTCGAGGAGTCCAACCCTGGAATCTTCGGCGCACCGGAATTCGACCCGATGGACATCATCCGGAGGGACGATGGGTGGGGGCAGGTCTCGATCATCGATTCCGCCGCCCTCGCAGACAATCCGGAAGTCATGACCACGTTCCTTTTGTGGTTCATGGATAAGCTTTCCAAGGTGCTGCCGCAGACGACGCAGGTGCTCCCCAAGCTCATGGTCTTCATCGATGAGGCGCACGCGTTGTTCGACCAGCCGTCACCGGAACTCAAGAAGGAATTCGTCCGCGAGTTCACCGGAATGATCAAAAAGCTTCGTTCTCAGGGCGTCGGGATCTTCCTGATCTCGCAGTCTGCGGACGACATTCCGGAAAAGGTCATGCAGCAGATCGGTTCCCGTGTCCAGCACGCGCTGCGTGCGAACACGGTCCGCGAAGCGCGTGCCGTCAAGCGGACCGCGGAGACCTTCCCCATATCCAAGACGTACGACGTGGCGTCGGAGATCACGGAGATGGGGACCGGTGAGGCCATCGTCTCTGTGCTCAATGACGACGGCCGCATGACCCCTACCACGGTCGTCCGGATGTACGTCCCGCGGTCTTCCATGGATCCGCTGGATCCGGGAGTGCAGGCGGAGATAATCCATGCCAGCGAACTTCGTAAGAAGTACGCGAGACTGGCAAAGGAACAGCGCGAAGCAGAGCACCGGGCGTCGGTACCGGCAGCGCCGATCGTGGCTACGCGGCCTTCCAAGGGGCCGCAGGGCGACGACGACGGCGACAGCCCAGTGGAGCGCATGCGGAAGCGTCTGCGGTCCGGTAGCGGCGTCGTGACACTTGACGAGTGGGCTACCAGCACGACGGAGTAGTGACCGTACAGATTGCGTGCGGCCGGAACACAGTGTCCGGCCGTGCGTTGCCTGTATGGGCAGCGCAGCATCGAAGTAGTGCAGCAACGAAGTAGGAAGGAAGGAAATGACGACGCACATCATCGCGATGTCGGTTCCCGCGGTCTTCACCGTGGGATTCCGTTTCGCTTTCACCACCTGGTGGAACCGCTTCACTTTCCGCCACGGTGTCCGGCGTCAGGTGCGCGAGAACTATCGGAGGGCATCATGACGGCCATCGCGGTAAGGGCGAAGGACATGCGCGCGGGGGATGTTCTCTACTCCCGTACGGATGCAGCCGCGCTGTTCTCGCAGTGGAACGCGCACCAGATCTACGCCAGCGCTTTCTCTACTCTCGCGGAGGGCTACCCCTACCCGGAGTTCATGCTCGCCCGGCTGCTCCTGATGAGTCAGGCGCAGCACATCGAACACGTGTCGTACGGGCCGTTCAAGGCCAGGATCGTGACCGCGGGCGGGGCCGTCGTTCTCGTGCGCAGGAACATGATGGTGGCGGTTCTCAGGGGCAGCGCGTGAGCGCCGTCACGGGCACGGAACCGGCCCACTGGCACGACGCGGGCGGGTGCCACCGCATGACCGATCCGCGGACCATCCGGGGCTACAGCGAACGATGGTGGGACATGGATGAGCGGGCTTTCGTCACGCACCTGCAAACGCACGAGGGTGAGCGCAAGGATCCCGTGCCGACTGCCGAGGACTCCCCGCGTGTCCGTCAACTTTTCGAGCTCATGGAAGCGCGGTTGAAGGAATTGGAGACCATGAAGGAACTGATCTGGGCTATCCGTCAATCGGAAGCTTTCTCCAAGAGCTCTTCCTAGGAACTAGGAACTAGCGCAGCAGTGAGTGAAACGAACTAGGGCGTCTGGCTCACTTCGGTGGGCTGGTCGCCCTTTTTCTTTGCCCGCGCCGCTTCATGGCGCTGCACGGCCCGCCACGCTCCGGCGAGCAACCATTCCAGGACGGGCACAGCGACGTTCTGAGACGTCCACGCGACTACTTGGAGTACCAGTACCGGCATGGCCTTACCGGCCTCTCTTGTTGGCTGTCAGGCTGTCCACCGTGGCGCCTAGTCCAGTGGCCGCGCGGGTGCGGTTGGTCTGCCGCTCGTACCGGTCCGCCTTTCCCGCACGGTAGGAACGGCGCTCGATTTCCGTCTTGGTTTCCGGGAACTTCGACATGGCCGCGGGGAACGGGTTGTCGGATATTTCTTCCGCCGCTTCCGGCTCTTCGAAGAAAACATCGCGGCCGATCATCTGCGCGATTTCCTCGTCCGTACGGGCGGCGTAGGCCTCGTATTCGCCTTCGAGCCACGGGACGTCCCCGCTAGCCAGGCGCTCCAGCATCACCCCGCACACGTGCACCCGGTTGATCAGGTACGCGATGGCGCTCGGGTTGGAAATTCCCGCGGGCGCCTGAGGGTGCCGAACGTTCCACCAAATCGTCTGCTTCGCGCCGCAGATTTTTTCCGTGCACTCGCGCCGGTGCTTGACCTTGGACTCGTGTGCCCAGGCGTCGATCTCCCGGAGGGATCGCAGGTCATTGCGCTCCTGCTGCGCCTTGGTGATCTTCCTGACCGCCATAAAAATTTTCCTCCCTACTGCGTGTGTGAAGCGCTTCTACAGGCGGATTCCACGTTCTTCCGGCAAACGCTCCGACTCTGTGATTCCTTCGTAGACTTCCCACTCGCGGATCTGCGCCCCGTGGTGTGCCAGGTCTAGGAAGTCCTGAGCCAGATCGTAGTACTTCAGCAGCTTCAACGACTCGCGGTCGCTCAGGTGCGCGTAGAAGTACGTGTCACTGCGTTCCTTCGGCCAGTCGTTCTTGGCACAGTACTGCAAGAACTTGTCCACCTTGCCGATGCCGAAAACATCTTCCACGCACCGGTACATGAGAAGTTTCGCCTCCGCGAATTCCTCCACCGTGTACCGGCCGCAGTACCGCTTGTTCGAAAGTCTTCGCATGTCAGCCGCCCGAATTCCTCGTCCTGTGGAAAAGTTTACCCTGGTCCGTGTTGCGTGAAGTAAAGCTTACGCCTGGCTGGGGAGACGAAGAAACCCTCCCTCCGGCGCCTGGCTGGAAGGAGGGTCACCCTCCGCGGACTACAGATCCTTGTCGAGCTCTTCGTCCTTCTGTCCGGTGACCGGCTCATCAAGGATCTCGCGCACATTGGCCAGCCGGAGGCTGGTCACGTAAGGCGGCACGTTCACTTCCACGTCCTCGGCCAGCAGGCGCAGGGACAGCGTCGGGTAGCCGTTCTTCGCGTCGTGATTGAAGTCGGCGGCCATGATGACGGCCTGCGGAATCTCCACGGCGTTGTCCGCGTCGAAGTGGATCCACGCAGTGGTCTGCTGGTGCCAGCCGTTCTCGCTGCGTACCTGCTGGCTGCGCAGCTGGACGTGCGGGTAGCTCTTATCGCCCTCGAACATTTTATTCCTCGTCGAGATTCGTTACGAGCCGGACTTGTCAGTGCCGGTCGAAGTTGCGGAAGAGCTCGACGGGGTGGTCGTGGAAGTACCGGCCGATGATGTCGGCGAGACCCCAGCCTGAGACGACACGGCAGCCGCCGCGTCCTGCACCGCCGTCTCCGCCTGGCCCTCGGCCGTGGTGAGGTCCGTCTTGGCGTCCGTCTCGGCTTCACCGGCCAGCGTCTCGCCCTGCGCCTTCAGGGTGGCGTAGTCCGCCTTCACCGCCGCCGCGCCGTTGTCGTACGCCGCCTTCAGGCCGTTGAGTACCTGCGGCTTCAGCTCGTGCTCCGGCAGGTGCGACTCCACCCACTTCCACGCGCCGTCCATCACGCCGTGCAGTCGATCGAGAAGTGCCTGGTGCTCCGCGCCGTCACCGGCAAGGGTCTGCTCTTCGATGGGGGTGGCCTGCTCAGCCATGGTTTCTCCTCTTGGGGATGGTCGGTATGGGCAGCCACATGTGCGTGCCTGCGTTTTCTTCTTTCTCCCTGGTGGCGTTGGCCGCGTCGGCAGCAGAGTTCAGGCTGTCGGCGGATTCGCCTTTCAGGAAGCGATATCCCAGCTCAGCCACGCGTAGAGCCGATGCGCGCTCAGAGCCGTGAGTGTGAGTGTATACCGCTGAGAAGCCGAGGCCACCCAAGCGGCAGACGAGTTCAAGGATCTTGTCCGTCCCTGTGGTGCTCGCCACTGGTCCTCATTTCCGATTGACATATTACATCGCGGGTATGGAGGATGCATCTAGGAAAACTTACCCGGAGGGACCGACATGACACTGACCATCGAGCGCAGGAGCACCGAAGAGCAGGTCGAGGCGGTTCTGGACCTGGAGAACGGCACCTGGACCTGCACCGTGCACGGCGTCACCATGGACATCGCCAGCGGCGCCGAGTGTGCCGAGTGCCAGGACGCCCGGCGTGGCCCGCCCGCCCGCGGTGCTAAGCTCGGCCTGTTCAGCTGACTCTCCTCTCGGCTGTGCGTGTGTGTGAGTTGTGGACGTGACGAAGCCCCGGAACCCTCCCCACAAGGGAAAGGACCGGGGCTTCGTTGCGTTCTAGGTCACACGTTGGGGTTGAAGCCGAGCATCGCGAATCCTAGGAGCAAGGCCATGCCCACGCCCTTCAAAGCCCTGGCAGTGCCGCGCGGCTTGCGAGAAGACTTCTGCTTCGGGGATTCGTCGGGCAGGACCCGGTGCGGTGTCGGCGGCACCCCGCGCGGCTTCCACGCCTCGACCTCCTTCAGGTCCGCGTTCGTCGCGTGCCCGGAAGTGCCGTCCCCGTTCCGGTCCGAGTCCGAGGCCTCCTGTGAACCGCCGGGCGGCTCTTCCCCCTCGATCGCCGGAAAAGACTGCGTCGCCTCCAGCTCCAGCGGTTCCGACAGCTTGGCGACCGAGGCGTCCGTCTCCGCATCCACCTGCGCATGGGTGGGCGGACTCACCCACACCTGGGCCGAAGAAACGAGTTGGTTGGTGCCCAGGGGCGCGGGGACGGCCACCGGGTAGTCCGGGCCCGGTGCGGGCTGCGGGGGCTGCACAGGGACTCTCCGGGGCTGCTGGTGGACATCGTGCCACTGCTGCTGGGCGTGGTGGTCGCCGAAGTGCTCGACACCGACCACGTGGATCCCGGCCGTGGTGTCGGCGGCGCGCCAGCGGGCGCGGGGGATGGCACCCGGACCGTCCGAGTAGGCGAAGACCAGAACCTCGCTCATGTTGTTCCGGACGGCGTAGCAGCCGGGGTATTCCTTCTCCTCGAATTCGACACCGAAGCGGATGGTCAGCAGGACGGAGAGCGGGATCTCGGCACCGGTCAGTGTGTGCGTGGCGCGGACGGGCAGGCTCATTTTAAAACTCCTCTACGTACATCGTGTATGAAGCGAGCGGGTACGAGCTGGTGATCAGGGAGCCGCACAGGGCGCAGGGGGTCTTCTCGTCCCGCTTCACGGCCCGGCAGTCGGAGCGGAAGCAGCGCGGCAGCGACAGCAGCGAGGTGGGGTGGGGCTCGTACCGCGGCACGGACAAGGACGGGAAGCGTGAGCGCGGTACGCGCAGCTTGCGCCGCTTGACCTTCGAAAGCTGCGGCTGCTTCAGGAGCATGGGCCCTCCATGGGATGTTGGAGTCAGGTGCTTGGGGACAAAAATACCCCGTCTGAAGCAAGGCACAAGGCGTACGGGCCGAGTTTCTCAAACTTCAGACGGGGATCGTGCCGGAGCTTCGCGAGGTCTGGGCGGACCGCTCCGCTCCCTTCCACGAGGAGGCGGCCTCATGGTGGGAAGTTTTTGGGTGGGGTGGGCGCAGTACTTCTGTGGCGTTGAAGATACTCCGTGGAGAGGGACTCCGAGCGCCCACCCCTATGCAGTTGTCGCTTTGCCGTGGTGGTAAGTGCTGTGTTCTACAGCATCTTTCCTCCAACCCTTCGGGAGCAGGGGCATCGGTAAAACAGGTAAGACGAGCAGTTTTTGCAGGACATGCTCAGGTCCCGGTAGAGGGTCGCAACAACTAAGTTGCCAGCGACCATACCACGTAGCCATGACGGGATTTGAACCCGCGATCTCCTACTTGAAAGGAAGGCGAGCTTTCCGAACAGCTCCACATGGCTTAGAGGGTGGTACAGAATCTAGTAGGCGCTAGATGCCCATCTGCACCACCCCACCCTTGGCAGGGTCACAACCCTAATCACCCACGAGAACGAGGGCGCAGCCGGTACGGGATTCGAACCCGTAGTCTTCGCCTTGAGAGAGCGATGAGATTTCCATTTACTCCAACCAGCCTTGCAGGCAGCGCAGTACTCGCCACAACGAGTCGTTACACCGCGCTGCCCTCTTGCGAATGAAGCAACCCATACCAGCCCACTGGGATGGTGGTGCCCGGCCGTGGAGGCCAAGCGCGCCAAGAGAGGGAGTCGAACTCTCATATCCGGTTTCGTAAACCGGTGCTCTTTCCGTTGAGCTACCTCGGCATGGACGACGGCCCGGTCTGTGTAACCCATTAGACAGGCGAGCCGCCGCCCTTTCCCAAACACCCGACCACGTACACCGTGGAAGGGCCGTGCGCGGAGAAGGCGATCAATGCGGGAAACATCCTAAGCCCGGTCTCGTCTTAATAGAGAACCTGTACCTTCTCCGCTGCTGTGCGTCCCTTGCGGGACTAGGAGCCCCGGACGGATTCGAACCGCCATCTTCTCTGGGTGCTCCGTGGACGATCGACTTGTGCAAAGCAGCGCACTTCAGAAAGGTTGAAACTAAAGTTCGCCTACCGTCCACGGCAGAGGTGTTCTTCCTCTTGAACTACTGGGGCCATGGACACCGGCCGGTCTCACGTATGTTGCAGCTACGCCACCCGGGGGAGACAGGGTGACCTGCCCCTCTACAAAGCAGGGAGGTACAACCGGTGCCACTACCGCGGGGAGGATCGGTGTTTCCCCGCGGAAGACAAATAATCATCGCTGTGAAGTTTTCAAGTATCGAGGCACAAGACCGGCGCGGGGTCCGACCGTCATACATGGACGAGGGTAGGCGCCTAGGTATGAATTTTGGGTGGTGCTGCGGTGCTTTCCGGCCGCGCCGGTCTGTGCTGGTCTCAAAGCTAGTGGGAGTCTTGAGTTGTGTCAAATGATGCAGGTGGGACGGCTAATCGAGCACCCACACGGCGCTCGGCAGCGTCGTCCCCGTGCTGGTGTTCACCTTGATCCACTGACCGGGACCCACTCTGACCGGGAAGGACGTCGCGATCGTGCCCGCCGTGGTGAAGTCGGCCACTGTGGCCACCGCGGGAGCCGACGCGCTACCGGCAAGGGAGCTCACCTGCACGGTCGTCAGATTCGCCCCGCCGGACAGGTAGACGGTGGCGGTCCTGTACAGGGTGTTGCAGACCGCGGTGTTGGCCACCAGGGCGGGCGGGGACGCGTTGACGCCCGGGAGGATCTGCTCCCGAATGACGCGCAGTGTGGTGGGGAACGTGAAGGACGGCACGCTGGAGCTGCCGCACATGCGGATCTCTCCGGTGATACCTCCGAGCCCCGTGCCGGTGTTGGGGTTGTCCCGGAAGGCGACGGTGCCCTCCGTGTCCAGGATGCCGTGCACGGTGGCCGCAGGGCCGAACACCATGACGTGGAAGGAGCACGACTCCACCGCCAGCTGCCCGAAGTTGATCGCGTGCAGCGCGCCGATGGCGCTGCCGCTGTCCCCGTACACGCCGACCGGGCAGAAACCTCCCCAGCAGTACAGGATCGTGTTGACGCCTTCTCCCACGGTGTGTTCCATCCACAGTGGTCCGTAGGTGTAGCCGCCGTTCCACACGCAGTCCCGGATGACGTTGCTCGCATTGTTTCCGTTCGCGGGCATCAGGCCGCCGATGGAGATGCCGCCGGAGAATGTCGGGATGGAGGAGAAGTCTCCGAGTCCCGGTTCGTTCTTGTAGTACTGCACCACGCCGTTCGTTCCGAAGGAGCACCTGTTCAAGTGCGCCCTGGCCATGCCGAAGAAGTTGAAAGGACAGTACGTCCAACCCGAGGCGCTGTGCGTGTTCATGATGACGAGGTCTTTCAGCACCACGGTGAAGTTGTTGTACACCGGGTCCGCGACGGAGTTCCCGTAGCCGAACTTACCGGTGGGTCCTCCCAGGACGCTCGGGTTCCCGAAGTTGGTGACCGAGGTGGCCTGCGTCGCCTGCGTGGAGAAGACGCCCGTGGAGAACCAGGTGGAACTGCCCAGCATCGGGTAGTCCTGGTCCCAGTACCTGGTGTTGCCGCCATCCAGCACGCCGGAGAAGGAGAGGACCCTTCCCGCGTTCCTTCCCGAGTTCAGGCCGATCGTCAGCTGCGAGTTGTATATCGCGTTGACGCCGTCGGTGTTCTTCAGCGCACCGGCGATCATGTACCCCGCACCGCCGACCGCGGCAGGGGTGATGATTTCCGAACCGACGCCGTAAGGAGATTCGAAAGCCACCGCGGCGTTGATGGCCGACTGGATCGCCGCCGTGTTGTCCGTGCCCCACAGAACTTGCAGGCTGGTTCCGTTGGCCACGGTTGCGGCAACGGCCAGCGTCACCTGAGAAGCCGACTGGTAGGAGGCGACCGTGGTGACCAGGGAAGTCTGCCCGGAGGTCAGCGCGCCCTTGACCACGATCGGTTTTCCCACGTCGCCGGGGGCGAAGGGGTTCGAGGTTCCGCATGTGAGGACCGCGGAAGCGTTCATCGCCCCGTCGATGGCGCACTTCATGTCCCCCACGGCCCCGTAAGCCGTTATGAGGAACTGCCAGGGCGCCATCGGGTGGATGTGCCCGGAGTCCACCACGAGGTTGTTGGAGCCCAGCGCAGCGACTCCGTTCGGCTGTAGGTGGGCCGCGTTCGACTCGTACTCGACGATACCGGCAACGCCTGTCGTGGCGTTCGACAGCGTGGGGGTTCCGTGTCCGTGGTCGCCTTTGGAGAAGGCTGCGGAACTACCGGCCGAAGAAGTCTGGCCGAACGAGGTTCCGGCAGTGACCGTGCTGGACGGAGAAGGAACCGCCGGAAGCTGGCCCACCGTGGCGTAGTCGGTTCCGGCGGTTCCGTTCGCCGCGTTGGTTATCTTGTTCGATCCCATGTTGATGGGGCCGGTCATCGTTCCGCCGGAAGTCGGTAGCGAACCCGCTCCGGACGGTGCCTGCCAGTCCGCGGTCTGGTTCCCCAGGTTCGTGAGGACTTCTCCCGCGGTTCCGGTGCCCAGGATCGATATGCCGTTCACGGGCGTGAAGGAACTCGCCGGGGCGAGCGCGGAGAGGTCCACGGTGGACCCCAGCGTGTGCGGCAGGGAGACGGGGTAGTCGCTGATGACCGGGGTCTTCGAGGAACCGTAGAAAAGTTCCTGCCGGACGGTGACGGTGAAGCCGTTCGGGTTGACCGTCTCGTCGTTGACCGGAAGGACCACCGGAGTCATCACACCGCCGACCACCGGCGTGGAAGTCTGCGAGTCAGCGATGACGACCCCGTGGGTGGGATCGAGCAATTGCCCGGAGGCGATGAAGTAGACGGTGCCACTTGCCGCGGAATTTCCTTCCAGGTCGCATAGATTCTCACCTGTCACGATGATGGTGGCTATACCTGCGGGAAGTGACATCGTCTTCTCCTGCTCAGGAAGTGGTCTTGGCCAGCGTGGCTTCCAGCTTGGCCAGTGCCGCCGTGTTCGCCTGGATGGCGGCTGTGAGGTTCTGCATGTGCGCGTCGTTCCAGCCCACCATGGAACCTAGCGTGGTGCTGCCGTGCTCCGCGCCTCCGGCCGTGTTGCCCTGCCGGGGGACCGGGGCGTTGAGGATTACTTGTGCGTCTTCTGGGGTGAGTGCCATGTCTTCTCCTTGAGGTTCCGGGTCAACGCCCGGCCAGTAGTCGGCCACGCTGGAGATGTCCCAGTTCACGTCGCTCTCGTACTGGTGCGCGACGGCGCCGACTGGAATCGTCTGACTGCCGTTGTAGTTCGCCAGCCAGTAATGCGGCTCGACGACGTTCCGGGCCTTGAAAGCCGCCTGCACCAGCGGAAGGGTGTTCTCTTCGTTGCAGTAGACAGTCGGGTCCGCACCGGCCAGCCGACGCATGAGGACCCAGTCCACGGACTGCGCGGGGGAGGCGTTTCCCTCTTCCACGTCCAGAACTGCTCCGAAGTTGGAGGACTGGTGCACCACGATGTGCACGTGGACCGAGTCCGGGAACCTGGCCCAGTCGGTGTCCTTCCACGCGTAGAATCCGTCGTCGTATCCGGCGACGAGTTGTGCGCTCGTGGGGATGACGTCCGCGTCGGAGTCGATCCCGTCGTACATGATTCGCATACTTCATCCTCCCAGGAACGGGCGCAAAGCCCCGATCACCGCTATGAGCAGGCCGACCCCTCGCAGCAGCTCGTCATGGCTCAGCCAGAACGAGTTGATCCGCCTGCTCGTAGGAGTACGCATGTCGATGCTCCTAGCAGCTGCCGATGTCGGGGTAAGTGGCGTGCTGTAGTTCGCCATTGATTTTCGCCAGTTCTGTCAGGTAGGTCTTGATGACCGCGGCATCCTGGGCTGGGGTGTTCTTCTTGGAGTTGATGAGAGCCACCACGAAGTTGTTGATGTTCGAGGTGTTCTCGTTCGAGATCGTGGCACGCTCCTTCAGCACGGCCAAGAATTCCTGATTCACCTTCGTCTGGCAAGCAGCCGTCGCAGCGGTCCGGTGGACTTCGGTTGTTCTCTCACTCTGCTCGACCGAGGTGAAGACCACCGCCCCGATCGCGAGAAGCAACGCGAGCCAGCCAACATACCGCTGCGCCCGCTCCTTGGTCACACGCATCTGAGATCAGTCCTTGGTCTTGTCTTTTTTGGTCTTTACCGCGCTCACGACGCCCACCAGCGCCGCGAACGTCGTGTCAAAACCTCCGGAGACGGAGACGTGCTCGATGAGCCCGGCGAGATGGACGGAACCCCATGCGACGATGACGACTCCGAGCAGAATCGTCTTTGCAGTTCCGTTCACCCGCTCTCCCCTCCGAAGTTCCATGATGCCTCCACGGCAGGCTCCCACCAAGCCCTGAGACGGTTACGGGCCTTCCTGGCCCTCTGGTACCGCGGCCACGCTCAAAGGGACCGCACGGGCCCTCTGCGGGGTTCTGGGGCGTTCCTGGTCCTCTTCCGCCTTCTCGTACTTCTCCAGACGCTCCGACAGGTGCTGGTAGCCGATGCGGAGCACCATCAGTTGATGGTTGGCCTCCGCGAGCTGCTTCTTGTACTCCTCCAGCATCTCCTCGTACGTGGCCGTGATTTCCACTCTACGCCCTTTTCATGATCATTTATGGATTCGAAAATTGCCGGAAAATTTTTGGGGCTTCTTTTTTTCGGGAAGTCGTTTTGACGAAAATCAGAAAGCTGCACCCATGTCTTCCACGTACAGGGTACGCCCGAGGGTACCAACCTCCACTGGTGTGAATGTACCGGTTCCGGCAGTCCTCTGCGCGGAGAAGCCGAAGACCGAGTTGCCCGTGGTACCGGTGTACTGGAAGGTACCGGTCATCGGGATGCCCACCCGGCCGCTGGTTCCGGTCAGCTGCGTGGTGTAGATGTTCTCAGCCACGAGGGTGGAAGTCGCTGTCGGGTTGCTTGCCGAGCCGGAGTTCCTGACACGCAAGTCGAACACATCGTTGACGACGGTACCGTTTCCGTCCAGTCCTTCCAACGTCACCCGGTAGCGGCGCCCGTTGATGAGGGCGCACGTGTAGTACCCGAGAACGGTGTCGAAAGTTTCTGTGCTGCCAGAGGTGGCTGTTCCGCTCGCATCCGAGTTGATGGGCGTGGCCATCAGGCCGCCCGCACCGGTCGGAACCCATGCGGATCCGGTGTAGACCGTCGTCTTCCCGGTGTCGGTCTCGTACACCACCATTCCCGCACCCGCGGTGGGGCGTGTCGTGGACGTGCAGACGAGCGCGCCAGAATGGTTGTCCCAGCTCGACCCGTTCCACACCATGACGCGCTTCGTGTCGGTCTCGTAGATGTCCACGCCGTTTGCCAGGGCCACCGTGGGGCGCGTGCTGGACGTGCAGATGACAGTTGACTGCCACTGCCATATCGAGCCCGTGTAGACCGCGACGGCGTTCTTGTCGGTGGTGTAGACGACGTCGCCGGTGATGGGGTTGGCGGGAAAGGCTGAGGAGAGGCAGCTCGCCATGCTCGTGTCCACCCACGAAGAGCCCTTGTAGACCCGGACGAACGTCGTGTCCGTCTCGTAGATGAGCATGCCCTGGACGGGACTGGCAGGACGTGTGCTGGACGTGCAGACCTGCGTGCCCAGCTTCAGGTCGATGCCGTCCCAGTTCACGTTGAAGTCGTTGACCACGTCTACGTTGTCGGTGGCCTCGACGATTTTGTTCAGCGCGTAACGAGCGGTGGTGGTCGTCACTTCTTATCGCTCCTCGCCATGCGCTCGGCACGGATACCGGCACACCAGGCACGGTGCTTCTTGTGCAGATCGGAGTCGTGCAGCTCCGGATGCCGTTGGTGGATCTGGTCCAGCAGTCCGTTCGGGTCCTGCCATTGGATGTCTTTGGCCTTCACGTCCGCGATGTGCCCGAGCATGTTCTCCCGGGCGCTCGCCTCGTCCGTGTTGTAGACGAACCTCGGATGGTCGTGCACGTTGTCGGAGAAATCCCGGACGCGTTCGTGCAGAATGATGTCCAGCACGGTGGCACTGTCTTCCGGGTCGATGCCGTATTCCGCAGCCCGGTAGTCCAGTTCGCTCGGCTTGATATGGTAGATGTTTTCTAGTCCGCCGTCGGTCCAGTGGATCCACCAACCGTTCTCCGGCTGGTACTCCACCTTCAGTACCTGTCTGGTCTGCACGTCGTCACCTCACTCGGAAAGTGTGCCAGAGGGCATAAGAAACTGTGGTGCTGTTCCATGCGATGGAGAACCCGGTGATGGAACTGACGCTGATGTAGCAGCCCCGGGTGGTGGGACTGCTCGTGGTGTCGATGACTCCTGGCAGCGTGACGACCGGCCCCGCCATGGTGGAACCGTACCCGATGCTGATGGCTCCGGCACCTGCCACGCCTCCCAGGAACCCGGCGAAGATGCACCAGTTCGGAAAGGCGCCACCGGTCATGTTCCCGTTGTTCACGGTGTACCCGACGGTGCGCCAGGAAGCGTCGGAGTTGGTGGCGTCCCAGTTCATCTCCAGGCCGCCGTACTCCGTGCCGTGCTTCTGCACGGTCATGTACGACGTGGTGTCGCCGATGACGAACCCGCCACCGCTGACGGACTGAGTGCTGTCGATGACTGCCAGATGTGCGAACGACGGACCCTGCAAATAAACGCGCTGCCCCACCGTCGTGCTGTCCAGGCCGGAAGTATAAGTGGCGGTGTTGATGCCGATGCCAGCGCCCGCCTGAGAACCGAACTCGACTGCGTTGATGAATGCAGGTTTGGTTCCGGTGATGTCGTAGAGGTAGAGCGTCGGGTAGGAACCGGAGCAGTCCACGGTGAACTCGTTGCCGCCCGCGCCGGAGGCAAGAATGATGGTGGTCGAGCTCGGGCTGACGTCGAAGACCTTGAACCCGGCTGCGTTGTACGCGTGGAAGCCAAGGCTGTCCATCACCGCGCGGGCACCGGTGGCTGCCGTCTCGATCGTGCCGCCGAGGATGATGGTGGCCGTCACAGTGCCCGCGATGAGCTTGCTCACCGACAGGGAGGAGATGTGGGTGTCGTCGATCAGGACCGCGGTCACACCCGAACCCGGGGAGGGCGGGGAGGAGTTCCCCGAGATGTCCACCGCGATGAGCTTGATGTAGATGCCGGTGGTGGAAGTCACCTGGAAAGTTCCCACCGCCACGATTCCGGCGGCCATCATGCCCGCGTTGGCGATGAGCTTTCCGAGATATGTCGGGGAGGTTATTCCGGGGACGGGAACGAACGCCGGGTCGTAGCTGTAGTGGACTTCCAGGTGGTCCAGGTCGTTGGCCAGGTTGAAGGTGCCGCCTGCCTCCGAGCCCATGTCGCTGAGAACCTGGACCGCGACCATGGAGGCGAACACCGTGGGCGCGTCCGGCTGGTTCGGTGCCAAGTCGTCCGTGGCCGTGACGAAAGCGCTCGTGGCGGAGAAGGTTCCGGTGTTCCCGGACACGTCCGTGCACGCTATCTGGAAGTCGTACGTCTCCCCGCAGATGAGTCCCTGGATGACGAGGTTGTTGCTGTCGATCCCGACGGTCACCGTGGTCCACTGCTGGTTCTGCGGACTGTCCAGCGGGTTGCTCCACGGGTTCCCCTGGAGCGTGTTCCACGGCTTGCCCTGAAGCTGCGACCACTTGATGGGGTAGAGCGGCGTGCTCGCCAGCTTGTACTGCACCAGGTACTGATAGCCGTCGATCATCGTGGTGCCATCGGTGTTCGCAGGCGTCGTCCACTGAAGTTCCATCTGCGCCAGCGTGGTGCCGGTCGCCGGGGAGAAGTAAGCGGCCGTGTAGATGCTCGTGGGGGTGAAAGCAGGCGTGCCGGGAACCGTCGGGTTCGGACCGGGTGCCGCAGTGACACCGGTTGCCGGACCAGCGATGATTCCGCCGCTCAGTTTGTTCAGCGCGTTCGCTACCAGAATCTCGCGGCTGTAGAAAACGTTGTTCAGCGTGGGCTGTATGAAAGTCGGGCCGCCCGGACCGCACTGCGCGGCGACCTGTGCCACCTGGTACTTGGTCGTGGTTCCGTTGACGTCCAGCGAAATGTAATTTCCGGAGAAGTAGTCCTTCCAGGGAATCGGGGTCCCCTTGGACGTGTCGATGACATACGTGGGTGTCAGCGAGATCAGCTGGTCGTCGATGGCTCCGAGCGCCTGCTCCGCCCAGTAGGTGAGCGTGGCGGCGTCGGTCACGCCGGACTGCGACATGTAAGTCTCTATGCGGCCGATCGTTCCTTCGGTACCGGCGATGGTCTCGATGTTCAGGCCGTTGTCGCCCTGCGCCAGCATCACGGTGGCGATCTGCGTGCGGTCGCGCCCCTGCGGGGAGGTGACGATCTCCCGCCCCTTGCGAATGAACACCGTGGAACTGTGGTCCACCGCGAGAGTCGTCTTCGGGTTGTACATGTGCAGAACGGTGCCGGTCATGGAGAAGTCGCACAGGCCTCCCTGCGACAGGGAGATGAGCAGGTCCATCATGAACCCGCCCGCGTCGAACGCGTTCGTGTACGACTGCGTCCATGCCGCCCCGGAACTATCCTGTCCGTCGGTGAAGTCCCACGTGAGCAGAGGAAAACAACCGCGGGCCTGCGCTGCGGTCAGCAGGTCGTTCATCACCTTGCCCGCGGAGGCACCGGCGAAGGACCACGAGGTGGTGAGAGAACCGACACCGGCCTGCGGGTAGATGATGGCCTCTTGCAGGAGGGCGATGATACTTCTGCCGGATGCCTGCACGATGGACGACTCGTTCATCGACGGGTCGTAGTTGTCCTGCTCGTAGAACCCGCGCCAGACTTCCTGGAACCCGTTGCCGTCACGCCGGTCCATCATGACGGCTATTTGCAGGTTCGTGTCCGAGATGAGGTTCGAGGCGCCGGGCGAGTTCAGGTTCCACTGCCACGTGAAGGACCCGACGTTGTTGTAGACGTCGAGGATGTTCAGGCTGGTGAAGTAGGGGAACTCGCAGAGAAGTGTGGTTCCGTTCGCTGCGTACACCCTCACCGTCATCGGGGTGTCGGCTGTAGTGGTCACGGCACTTACCTCATGAACTTCTTATGGCCCACCAGGGCGAGGGCGGTGGCTCCGGAGGTGGAAGTCCCGCCGAAGGTTATGTTCACCCCGCCGAGTACCTGCGAGGGGTAGAGCACGAGCCATTCACCGTCGCCCGCGTGCTGCATGTTCGCCAATGCCGGAGACCACCCGGAACCGCCGTCGTCGATGCCCATGTTCGTGTTGTGCACCACGAGGGTTTTTCCCGCGGCCACGGTTCCGTTGTACTGGAACCACGAGCCGGACTCGTTGTCGGTGACCCTCGGGTTCGTGACCGGACCGGTGATGTTGAACTGCATGTCGTTCATGGGCGCGGTGGCCGTGGCAAGGGCCGTCACGACCCCGGAGAAGCCCGCTGCGAGCGTCGCGAGGGTGGTGTCGGCACTGTCCCACCAGAAGGGGTCCGGGAACGTCAGCTCCACCGTTATAGAGGCGTCCGTGACGGGTATCAGGGTGGGCCGGTTGACCGAGGCCACGGTGACGTACCCCTTGCGGGTGGTTCCGTCGGAACGCAAACGAAGAACGGTCGCCAGGTTCCTGCGCCGCTGGAAGAGCAGGGACAGGGAGTCCAAGTTCGAGTCGAAGTTCTGCCGTGCCAGGTCGATCGAGGTGGGCGACGCCCCGGTGGACGGGTTGTTCGTCGTCACGTGCATGGTGAGGAGTCGCGTCATCGCCGTGAAGTACTGCGGGTACCAGTACTCCCCGTGCTTCTGCGCGAGCTGGAACATACCGTTGGTTCCGGTCGTCGCACCCGAAGCGCTGCCGTTGACGTTGACACCCGCGATGTCGTCCAGCCCGGACCACGTGCGGATGTCCCAGATCTTGTTGCCGCCGACGTAGTTCGAGAGAGCGACACCGTCGTAGGTCCATGTCTCGGTAGCCATGTCACACCTGCCCCGGGAACTGCGCACCCATCGGTGCCTGGTTTATTCCGAACACGGCCACGCTTTGCAGGGACTTCGTGAGGGACTGCGAGGCGGGCTCCGGAGTCGGGTTGTTTATCTGGATGGCACCGGCCGCGATGGTGACCGTCGTCCCACCGCCGGGAAGGTTTCCACCAGTGCCCAGTCCGGCTCCGAGACGGGAGTTCAGGTCCGCGTTCAGCTTGGTGGACAGGTCCGTGGTGAACTGCGAGCCGAAGGTGTTCCCGATGTTCTTCGTGAACCCGCCGAGGCTGCTCGCGACCGCGGGGTACTTCGACTCCAGCCCGTCCATGAAGCCTTGGATGACCATCTGCCCGGAACTGTAGAGGATCGTCTTGTCCTTGCTGGGCGGACCCTTCCAGCTGGGCAGCCATCCGGTCAGGGTCTTCAGGAGGGAGCTGAGTCCGGGAATCGCGTTCTCGATACCGTTGATGAAGCCCTGTACAAGGTTCCAACCGGCGTTGATAAGAACTTCCGACATGTTGCCCAGCCAGCTGACCACTTCTCCGGGGAGCTTCGCGAAGAAGGTTCCTACGGTGGCCAGCTTTGAGGCGATCGTGTTGATGAAATTCGTTCCCCATGTTTCCGCACCGCTGACGACCCGGCCGAAGAAACTTTCCACGTTGGTGACGACACTGCCGAGAGTCTTCAGGAAGAAGTTCTCCACCGCGGTAAGCGGAGCCTCGAAAAGCTTGACCAGGTATGTCCACCCCATGGAGACCATGTTGCTGACGATGGCCCATGCGCCCTGGAAAATTCCTTCGATGATTTTCCAGAAGCCGGTGAAGACATCTTCGATCCCCTTCCAGACCAGCGACCACTTGCCGGTGATCAGTCCGAAGAAGATGTCGAAGAGTCCTTCGATGACCTTCAGGCCGCCGCCGAATATTTTCCCCCATCCGGCGAACATCCCGGTGATGATCGACTCTATGTTCCCGCCGTAAGTCTTCCACGCACTTTCGATGTCCGGCCAGATCCCGATGAACCACTGCTTCACCTGGGACAGGTCGCCCTCGATGTCCTTGAACGTGGGGAGCAGGTTCTTGTTGACCCAGTCGCGGAAACTGGCGGACTTCTCGTAGAGGGTTACAAACCCGACGGCCAGCGCCAGCACGGCAGCGACGGCGGCGCCCATCGGCGTGGCTATGAAGCTCATCAGAGGCCCCAGGGCGGGGCCCAGCTTGCTCGCGGCCAGTGCCATTAGGCTCAGGTCGGTGGCGACCCCCGTCAGCCCCTCGTGGGTGCTCGTGAAGTTATTCAGGTCCTTCAGCATGTTGTCGAGGAAGGTGAGGAACCCTTTGTTCCCGGACTGCTCGCCGAGTGCGCCGACAAGATTGGCGACGAACTTGATGATCTGTCCGAGGATGTTCAGCACCAGCGGACCATCGGTCTCCACCGTGGCGATGAACTTCTTGAACCCCGCGGACTGAGCGAGGTGCTGTGCCCAGGTGTCGAAGCTCTGCGTCATCTTGTCGAAGCCGCCGGACATCGAGACACCGAGCGGCATGAAGGCGTCGAGGAGGGCGACGATTCCTTCGATGATGTTCAGGACGCCGTTGCCCCAGTCGCTGACGAGAAGCTGGACGTTGTCCGCCATGTCCTTGAAGAACTTCTGGAACGTGGGGTCGTTCATCCGGCCCGACATGTCCTGAAGTACTTCGTCGATCGCCTCTCCCGCACCGACTGCGGCCGGGGTCAGGTCTCCGATGGCCTGAGCCAGCAGGCCCATCGCGTCGGTGAGGATCGCCGTGGACTCCGGCTGTATCTCCTTCTGGAAGTCGGCCAGCTGCTGCTTCAGGAAGACGTACTCAAGAACCACACCCTGCGCGCTCTTGCTCATGGCCTTGAACGCGGCGGAGTTCTTGTCGAGGATTTTTATGCTCTGGTCCATGCTCTGCGAGTTCAGCAGGGCAGCCTGAGTCGCCGCGTTGAGGCCGGAGTAGAGCGTGCTGACGGACTGGTAGAGCTGGTCCGTGCCGTACGCCACGAGAGCCACCGGAGCCAGCATGGTGCCGAAGGCTGACGCCAGCCCCATGGCGCCGCCCACGGTGCTCAGGAGGGCGGCGCTGAGCGGTATGAGCAGGGGCGCCAGCATCTTGATGGAGAACTCGAACTTGCTGCTGGACTCCCCTGCGCTGTCCAGCTTCTTCGAGGTGTCGTCCACCTGCTTGCCGAACGTTTTCAGTTCTGTCTCGGACTCCGCCAGTCCATCGATTTTTATCTTGTAGTCGATGTCGTGCGGGGCGTCTTCGAGTTCCCGGGTCACCATCACGAGGGAGACGATGTCCTCTTCGCCCTCGATGTTTATCTTGATGTCTACCGTGTAGTCTTTCGCGTCCAGCTCATCCAGGAACGCCTTCAGCTCGTCAAGCTTGTCCTGTCCGTCGATGACGACTTCGATGTTGACGCCCTTGTCGCCGATCTCGTCCAGCTTGGCGCCGACTTCGTCCAGCTTCGTTTCCAGCTCGTCCAACTTGTCGATGATGGCACTGACGTCTTCGACTATTCCGTCCGGGTCGATCGAAGCTTCGCCGGATACTTCGAAATCCGCCACGCTGCCACCTCCTCTAGCTGTTGCCCTAGCTGCTGCCCTAGCTGTTGGACTTCTGCGTCTCGGCGTAGTGCCGCTTCACCTTGAAGTAGGTGCTCCACATGCGCAGTTCGCTGGACGACAACGGTGCACGTTTTCCGGTGAGGAGTTCGTGCACCGTCCTGTGAGTCAGCTCCGCGAGCTGGTAGGTGAAGAAGAGCTCATCGCTTTCGAGGAAATCGACGCTCCCTGGCCTTCTCCGCCTCTTCCCCCATCCCGGACTTCTCCACGATGCGGTTCGTGATTCGGACGATCGCCCCGGCCGCACGCTGCTGGAGGACGTGGTAGTTCTGCACGTTGACCACCGGCTGGACCATACCGGCAATCAGCAGTTCCCGGTTGATGACGTCCGAACGGGTGCCGGACATCTTCACCTGCTTGGTACCCGCCCTCCGGCGGACGTGGGTCAGCTCCTCCATCGACAGGCCCTTGAGCAGAACGTTGGCCTTCCACTCCTCCACGTAGAACTTCTCCTCCTCCGTGTCGTCCACGGCGGCGAGCTGGTCCATCGTGATGATGGGCGCGTCCTCGTGCGCGTGCGGGTCCTCCGGAGGAACTCCCGGGATCTCGTCTTCCGGCTCGTCATCTTCGTCGAAGTCGTACTCGTCGTCGATGTCGTCTTCCGGGAAGTCGATGTCCATCTCTTCTGGAGTGGCAAGCCTGTTCATGTCTTCGCCCTTGGTGTCGGTGGATTTTCTTACTGAGTCGTGCGCACCGGGGTGCCGGAGTTCTGGAAGTTCGCGGTCCAGACGTAGGCACCGGCGGTGGAGACCTTCTCCTCGAACTTGTCGAAGAAGCCCACGCCAGTGTAGAGCCCGGTTCCGGTGGTGCCTATTCCGACCGGCGCGTACTCCCACGCGATGGCGTTTCCAGCACCCGTCATGATGAACAGGTTGTAGATCTGACTGGAGATGTTCGAGTCGGACGGTCCGGTCAGCGGAATCGACAGGTCGCACAGACCGGCGACGTACGCCTTGAACAGGTTCTTGAACGCGGACACGTCCGCCTTGTCCCGGGAGAAGCTGAGAGACGTGTCGTTGAGGTACTGCGTGATGGCGATGGCAGTGCCGGGGGTACCGGAAGTACCCACGTAAAAGTCTGCCCGTGAGCCGTGGGTCGGTGCCAGTGCGGTCATTTCAGCTCCTTCTTACTTCCTGGAGAACAGGGCGAGGAAGGTCCCCGTGCCCGTCCACGTGACCCGGGTGTACTGACGGACGGTCCCGGACGGCGCAGTTCCGGCTGCCGGGTACCTGTACGCCCCTGCAACGCTGTTCGTGGGGCTCACCGTGACTCCGGTGACGTTCGCCCACGTGGCGTTGTCCGCGGAGTCCTGAAGGTTCACCACAAGGCTCGCGACGTCCGAGAAGGCGTGCACCACCAGGACGCAGCCGTTCGTGGAGCTGGTCGCGCCGTAGTTCGTGGAGCTTCCGTTGCCGCTGCCCACCTGTGTCACCCACGGGGACAGGATCAGGCCGGAGTCGAGGCCGCCGCCGGTCGCGTCCATCTGCACTTCCGCGGAGACGACGTTGGCCGAACTGGTCGCCGACTTTATCTCGTACTTCGTGGTCAGTCCGGTGATGGACTTCCCCGTGTTCCCGAACGCTCCGGCCCCCTGTGCCCCGAGCGGTGCGTAGAACCAGTTGCTGTCCACCGCGGTCGCCGCGGAGAGGTACGAGTACAGCAACGGGTCCTCAGCCGTGGTGTTGGACGAGTCGTACATCCCCGCAATGGCGACCGTTCCGTCGGCCTCGCCTGCGACGTAGGACTTGAACAACTGCTTGAAGGCGGAGACGTCGGCCTTGTCGCGGGAGAGCGAGGGGGAGAAGTCGTTGAAGTACTGGCTCACCACCAGACCGTTGACGAGCACGTCGGTGTTTACACCGTGGCTCGGAAGAAGAGCTGTCACTGCGGTTCACCTTCTTCCACGCGTTCGATGTTCCCGTGCTCCTGTTCCAGCCGGGTGGCGAGCCTCGGCATGTCGTCGAAGACGTCGCCGGGTTCCACATGGGCGTACAGCCCCGTGCGAGTGCTCGGGTAGTCGATGACGTTCAGTGCCCGGAACTTAGGCTTGGGCATTTCCTCCTCCTTCGCACCCGCTACGCATCGAAGTACTTCATGACCGTGAACTCCTGCACGTACACCGGCCGGTTGTTCGGGTCCAGCTCCTGCGGCGCGGGGTTCCCCACCGGATCGATGATCATGTAGAAGACCCCGTTCACGCTCTGGTTCACCACCGTCTTGAGCAGGTTCCAGATGGCCAGGGCATCGGTCTGCGCCTGCCCGTAGCCCTGCTCCTCGGAGACCCGGTTGGTTATCTTCAGCCGCGGGTTCTCCCAAGCGAAGTGGTTCCCGAAAGTCCTGAACGGCTTGACCCCGGGAAGCTCGTACACGCATACGCACTGGTCCGGCTCGGTCGGCTGCTGCTCCATGAAGATGTTCCCGGTGGCCGCGGTGACCGACGGGTCGATCCAGGTGCCGATATTCGCCACGACGTACTTCACGATATCCAGGTTCATGGGCACGTCCGGTCACCCCCGGGCCAGTTCGTCCAGCTTTTCCGCGGCCCGTTCCTTCAACTTCGGAACAGAGTTCTTCAGCGGCTGCTCCACGAAGTGCGCCTGCGTCGGCGGATCGTGGTGGTGCTCGTCGATGACTTCCACCGCAGCCGCGTAGTCCACCATCTCCCGGTTGTTCACCGGGGAGTCGCCGAAGTGGACGGCCCACCCGCCTGCCCTCGACCCTGCACGCAGTTCTCCCGTCCCTGCAAGGGCCCCTGTGGCCTTCGGGACCTTCTCCATGGACTCCGGGAGCACGACCTGCTCCATGTGGTCCCTGGTGGCCTGTGAGAGGGTGTCGCCGCCCTTGTCCCGCAGACGCTGGAACGCGGCACGGAACTCGCTGAGCCCGTCCACCTTCAGTCCCATGTCGCCCTCCCTCACTCGAAAGTGATCGTCTGTACGAAGATGTTTCCGTACTGGTCCGGGTAAGTCTTCACGAGTCCGAGCCGTCTGGTCAGACCGGTGAGGTACGCGGGTTCCAGGACTTGTATCTGTTCTTCCGCGCGGATCGGATAGGCGTCCGTGCCACCGACCGGGATCGACAGCACGTAGGCGATGTACGGGAACTTGTCCGTGGAACTGGCTACGGTCCAGTCCGTTCCCTCGTTCGGTTGTATCAGGCAGTTGTACGTCCGGATCTCGGAGGGGTCTGTGGTGACGACCCTCTTCGAGTAGGCGTCGTGCCCGCCGGTGTAGGTGGAAACTTGTATCTGGTGGTGCGCGTCGATCAGGAATGCGGCTTGTGCGTTGATCAGTTCGCTGGCCATCAGCCGCTCACGGGTAGGTGTACAGCGGAGGGAGGTCGGCGGGCGGCCAGAAGACGGACGTCGCGGGGAAGTCGTCCATGCCCACCTTGAAGATGTGCTGCGGTCCGCCGTTCCCGCAGTTCGTGTCCTGGTACCCGTTCTGGTTCTGCGGGTAGAAAACCACCGACGCACCGGCCCAGCGCGACGCGGTCTGCATGAGCGACTGCGCCAGCGCCTGATAGAAGGGGACCGCCTGACCGCGCTGGATATTCAGCGGGCCGATGCGGGTGTTCTGAATCTTCGCCCAGTAGGCAGCAATGACCTGGCAGCACTCGGCGGCAGCGAGGAACACGTTCGACTGCTGCGACAGCGTCCAGTTTATTTCCTCGTCTGCGAGGCGGACGATGCCAGTCGTCATGTCGGTGTCCTGGCACAGGAACCGGACCGCGTCCTTCAGAGAACTGTTCGGGTCGAAGGAGTACGTGTACGTGCCCGGCATCATCCACCTCCTCTACGTGACTGGCTGGCTGCTCGGAAAAGCGGTGTAGTTCCTCGTTATCGCAACACCGCTCAGTGTCACCCCAGTGGCGTCCTGGTAGCACCCCGCCAGAAAAGACTCAACAGCAGACTGGATGCCGGAAGAAAGACCTGAAACCAACGTGTCCAGCTGAGAGACGGTTGGGGTGTTGAAAACGTGGCCGTCACCGACTCCGGCAATCTGAACAGAATCGGAGTCACCGAACACACCAGCCTGCGGGGCGTCCGACGTCTCAATGTTCGGAGCGATCTGGACATTCACAGAAAACCCGTTCGGGCTTCCGCCGTCTTCCGAGTCTACCGCTACAAAACTCAGCGTAACGTTGTAGTACAGGCCAGTGGTCAACAGACCAAGGCCGCTCTCGTTCTCAACTACAACGCTCACGAGTTGGCCACTCCCATCAAGGGCAAGAACGCCATGGCAGACGTGCTCCCAGGGATGGCAATGGACGCCGGAAAACTTGTCTGAGTTCCGTTGGTGTAGCCCTGACTGATCGCTACGCCCTTGATGTTCAGGGTATTCGCCGTGATGGTAGCTGCGTAGCAGTTCGGTTCCGTGGTGAACGTCGCGATGAACGACGCGTACAGATACCCCGGGGCGGAACTGACCGGAGCCGTCAGGGTTCCCTCGTAGTACTTCGAAGCACCGGAGGTGACCCACGCCGCGCCGGTGTCCGCGCCGGTGTCGGCCAGCTTCGTCATCGCAGCAGCACCCGGGACGTAGCTGTACACGGCCAGACCGGAATAGGTTCCCGGGGTTGCCAGCACGGCGGCGCCGAGGTGCAGGCCTACCTTGTTGATGGCGTTGTTGTTGTTCGCGTTCAGGTTGCACGGGTTCGACAAGCGAACAAGGTACTGCGTGCCGGAGACGAGCGCCTGCGTGATGGTGCTGACGTCCATCGGGTCGATGGACCAGCCGAGAAGTCCGAAGTCGCCCGGCAGCGGGCCCATCGGAATTGCTTCCGGGTTGTTCTGCACGATCTTCCGGAACGGAGTCTGACCGCCGCCGGAGTTCACGTAGACATCGAAAGCTGACTGCTTGGGCATTTACGCCTCCGACTTGTCGAAGGTCAGCGTGAAGTGGTCGCCGTTGTTCCAGTCAGCCGCGACCTCGTCCAGCACCGTCATGCTCAGGCTCAGAGCAGGCGTGTACTTCGCCCACTCCTTGTTCTGGCCGTCGGCGTAGTCGGCGTTGAAGTCCAGCGTCGTCTGACCGTCGCTGGATTCCGACTTCCTCCACAAGAAAATCTTCGCGGTGGTGGCCATTACGCTTCCACCTTCCCGCCGCCGCCGCCGGTCTCGATGGCCGCCGCTAGCTCGCCCTGGTACCCGGGCTGGAGCGCGTCCCACGTGGGGGACGGACGGGCGGCCGGGTCGAGCGCCACCCGCTCCGGGAAGGAGACGAGCTGCGTTTCGATCTGCTTGGCCAGCCAGGAATCCGGAACCGACGGGTCGGAAGTCGGCGTGTATTCCTTGTCACCCGGCTTGAACGAGTAGCGCTGCTGGTCCCCGGAATGGGTGACTTCGTACACTTCCCACTCGGAGTTGCTCCGCGGGTAGGAGTCGTGCCGCGTGTGCACCACGGAACCGTCCGGCATGACCACGTGCTGACCGGCGTCGTCGTTCACGACCACCGGACCGGTCGGTGCTTCCGCCTCCGGGTCCTCTTCCTCGTCCTCCGCGGGGGCTTCCGGCGCCTCCGCCCCCTCTTCGGTGGTCTCGGTCTCCGGCTCTTCCTCCGGGGCCTCTACGGGCTCCTGCGGGGCTTCGGTCGTGTCGGTCATGGCCTATCCCTTCTTCCTCAGAACCTTCGTCGGAGCCTTGCGGTTCTCTCCGACGTTCGGGAGGTTCGTGGTGTTGCGGACGGTGGGGAGCGCGGCGGGGCGCGGCATCCCGGTGTGCTTGGACTTCACGCCGCCGAGGTCGATCTTCTCCACGATGGTCTTCTCACCGGTGGGGTCGAATTCCTCCGTGGGCTTGGCGGCAGGGGCCTGAGCCTTCCCCTGCTTGGCCAGAAGTTCGGCACGGCGTGCGTCCAGCTCTGCGATTTCCTCGGCGATGGTCTGCGCGGCGAACTTCTCCGCGTCCTGCGCGGCAACCCGCTCCGCGTACTCCGCCAACCACCGGTCGAGCTCCGACTGATTGATGTAGACGGGTTCGAGCAGCTGCTGACGCAGGTACATGCCGATGTTCTTCCACGACTGCGCCTCGGGAACGTAGTCCCCGAAGACCCGGTCGTGCGCGCCGACGCCGTCCCCGTCGGCCACCAGGAGCTTGGTCAGCGCCTTGTAGCACTTGATGGTGGGGTCGTTGCTCGGGACGGCACGGGGCTTCGCCGGTCGAACTGCGGCCGCCCCGGGCTTCCGCGGCTTCTTCAAAGTCTTCTCGGTCATGTTCTTCGGTCCTTACGAAACCGGGTTGGCGACGCAGCCGGAAAGGAACGTTCCCAGTTCCGGAGCCGTCAGCTGGCAGACGTACGAGGCCTCGATCTCGATGCGGTCCGAGGCGATGTGCTCCATGCGGTACTTCTTGATGCGCCCGCCCCACGCGGAGGCACCGAGGTAGCCATTCCACGCGAAGGTGTAGCCCGCGGACGGGGTGTTCCGGGAGGGACGCGGGGCCGAGTAGATGAGCAGGATTCCGTTGGAGTCCGCCGCGTTGCTCGCACCGGTGATCCACTGCGTGGTCGGCGCGGTGTCCGCAACGATTTCTTCGTCCTGGTTCGTGGCCTGGACGGCGGACGCCACGAGAACCTGGTCGATGCCCACGGCACGCGCGATCAGCTGCTCCGTGATGAAGCCCGCCTGCGTGTACTTGATGCGCTCGATGATTTCCGGGTGGTCCAACAGCGCGTTGTACGCGTTCGCGGAGAAGACCGCGATGTTCGGCATCATGCCGGTGCGCCGCTTGAAACGCAGCATCGCAGCGCGGAACACCTCGATCGGCTGCGAACCCGCCAGGTCGAACTGCGTGAACTGCGTGGAACTCGGCGAAGTGCTCGCCACGCCGGTGAGGGTTTCTCCCCAGACGCTCGAAGCGAAGTAGGAACTCACCCACTGGAGGTCGCGCCGGATGAGCAGCTGCTGCGTGATGAGTTCCGTGCCCGCGGTGTCGAACTGAAAATTTGCGTCCGCGTTGGAACGCAGCTGGTCTTCCACGTCGTAGTGCAGGCCCCACACCTGAGTGGTGTAGGTGTTCTTCGTGAACGTCCAGTCCACACCCGGGGTTTCAGTACCCGGCGCGCGGAGCGCAGCCTGAGACTGAAGGTAGCTCCTACGGCCGAAGCGGTAGTAGAAGTCGGAGATGTGGTCCACCGGAACGACGGGGAAGACCTTGTCCGCGATGAAGTCCTTGCTCTGCTGCGCGTAGGCAATCATCACCTGCGTCAGCGGGACCATCACGTGGACGTCGGACGGGCTGATGTTCGGCACTAGTTCACCCTCTCTGTTTTCTCGTGGCCGTTTAGATAACCGCGCCGAAAGGCTTCAGGCACACGGCGATCATGAAGCCCGTCGCGTTGGCCGAAGCCTCTTCGGCGATACCGATGCAGCCCGCGGAGGAGGTCTGCGTGTGGGTGACCATGCCGAAAGCGTCCAGGTACAGCTTCGTACCGACCACGATCGAGGCGTCGGAGGAACGCACCCGGCTGACGCCGGAGAGCATCACCGTGGCCGCCTGCGTGGGCGGTGTCTTGGACTGAATGATGCCCACCGCGTTGTCCGTGGCGGCCGTCACCGGGACCAGCAGACCGGCCGAGAACTTCACGAACATGTACTGGTACCCGTTCGGGCACGAGATGCCGTTGACCGTGCACGCGACGGACAGGTCCGAGTTCGCGGAACCGGCCGTGCCGCCCGCGATCCAGCTGCGCTGGAAGCCCTGGATTTCGAGAGCCATTTTCTTCCTTCCTACTTCTCGGAGTTTCCAGGGCCTTTAGAGGTGCTTGGCTTCCTGGTAGAACTCGCCCGGGTGCTCCTTCATGTAGTCCACCACGAGCTGTTCCTTGGTGGGGCCGTCCGCGCCGGACTTCGCCACGATGGACTCGGCAGCCGCGTAGGCCTGCGTCATCTTGGCCTGCATGTCGTCCCCGCCGAGGACCGCTCCGCCGGTCATCCCGTGCTGCTTGAGAACGGTGGAGTCCGACACGATGTTCGCCGAGGCCTGAAGCATCTGCTCCAGTTCCGCGCCCATCTCCGGGTCGGTCTCGTAGGCGGTGCGCAGCTGCTTGGCGACCTTCGCCTCGTCGTAGCCGGGAATCCCCTTGAGGTTCCGCGCCTTCCCGATGTACGTGGCGACCTGCTTCTCTTCCAGAAGCTCGTCCAGCCGCGCGAACTTCGCCTTGGTCAGCGCATCCGGCTCGTTCTCGCCCTGGCCGCCGACGTTCTTGTACAGCTTCTTCTTGCCCACGACGGTTTCCACCTTCTCATTCTTGTTGGCACGGGTGGAGGTCTTCAGCCTCCCCATGGAGTTCGTCGCCACCGAATCCATCTTGTCCGCGTCCTCGCCCTCGGACGCCTCGTCGGACATCTCGGAGGCCGGGGAGGCCTTGGCGAGAAGTTCGTACACCTCGGATGCGACGGACTCCACCTGAGCGTCCAGCGTTGTGGACTTCGTGATGGAGGAACCGGCGAACCATTCCTGCGCGCCAGCGTTCAGCACGTCCAGGAAGTCTTCTACCACCGCCGGGTACAGGTCCGGACGGTTCTTCTCGTGGATGGCCGCGAGGTTCTTCGCCAGCCGCACGGACAGGTTCGCCGCCTCCACGGCCACGAGGGCCTTCTGCACGTCCTCGGCACTCATGCCCTTGGACTTGTCCAGCGGGTTGTTCGGAGGCGCCACAGCGGTCCTCTGCCGGGTCGTGTGCTTGCTGTGACCCGTGCCGGTTCCGTTCCGCTTCACCCCCGGCTTGCTATAGATGCCGTCGGAGGTCCCGTGGTCCATGATGTCCAGACCTTCGGAGTTGGTCTTCTTCTTCCGCGCCTTGCCGATCCGGAGCGCGCGGTTCGCATCGGACATCGTGGATTCCAGCCGTGTCTGCGCCGGGACGGTGGGCTGCGAGTTCTCGCGGTAGAGCTGCGCCGCGTTCTCGGTCACCGTCTGGCTGCCGCCGTCGGTCAGGTCGTAGGAGTCGAGGCCGGGATTCTTCTTGGCCAGCTTCTTCTTCTTGCCCAGCGGGGCACGCGACTTGTGCGTGGCCATGGTGGAGTCGGAAGCGTTCGTCGCGGTGTTCTGGAAGCCGCCGCCCTTGTTCGGACGGGTTCCGGTGGGCTTGGTCTCGGCGAGCGCCTCGATGTCCGAGTCGTCGTCTTCGCCCTCCTTCTCGGATTCCAGGGCCTCGTTGTCCACCGTGTCCACGGACTCGCCGGTGGCCTTCCCGATTTCCTCGTCGAACCAACCGTCGTTGCTCTTGCTCATCGAAGACCTCTCAACAGAATCCCCCAGCGCTTCGCCGTTCTCCCCGTTGTCCTGGTCGTACTGCTCGTCCTCGAACGTGTAGCCGCTGGCGTTCGAAGTCGAGTTCGTTGCGTCGTCGTTCTTCGGGGGCTTCTTCGGGTTCGTCACCGTCTTCGTGACCAGGACCCTGGTCTTGGCCAGATCGGTGGAACCGCAGCGCTTGCACTTGCTGGCACCCTTGGCGTTCATCATGCCGCAGTGGTTGCACTTGATCTGGCCCATGGCCTTGCGCACGGTGAACGTCTGGGGAGAGTTCCTGCGCAGCCCCTTGTTCTTGGCCAGAAGAATGTCGGCGTGCTCGTTGGCGCCGTCGCCCACCAGGTCCACCCGGTTGTACTTCATTCCGGTGAGCGCCTGCCGCTTTCGTACCTGCGTCACAGCGGGATCCTCCTCCCTGTTCCCTGGACCGAGAACATCTTGTACTTGCCTTTCTTCACACCGTCCCACGCCATCGGGTCGTCGATGTGGAAGCCGGTCCACCACGCGATGGGGAGAACCCCCGAGGGGATTCCCATGGCTTTCCACTTCTCCGGGGTGGACACGAAGCTCTCGATGAGAGTCCCCTTGCCGCCCTTGCCGATGTGCTCGGTTCCCTGGTCGCGCCCGTTGAGGGTGAAGTCGTAGGCCGCGTCCTCGATGTCCTCGACACTTTTGAGGACGTCGCCCTGCCAGTCGGTGTACTCGCGGTACCGCCCGTTGTCCGGAAGATATCCGACGGAAGCCCATCCGAAGACGTTCTGCTTCTCGACGTTGAACTTCTGGATCCGGTGGACGGTACGGAAAGAAAAATCGTCCCGCCCCTTTAGAACTCGTCCCTCCATGCTCGGAATTTTCACTCCGACACTTTCGGAAAAGTTCCAGAACTCCTCGTCCGTGATTGTAAGGCCCATGTTTTTACTCCGTCAAACCGGAGAAGCAGGAAACCGCGGACTCGAAAAGTTCCGCAGACTTGTCCACGGAAGTCTTTTGCGCCAGCGGGTTCTTCACGCCCATCGCCCTGGCCCGCCTTCCGATCAGGCGCTTTGCCGCACCGACGTCCCCGTGGCCGGAACGCGCAAGGGTCGCCGCGTTCTTCAGATCCTCCGGGTCCTGGATCGGATACGAGTTGTTGGGGAGCGCCTTGCCCTGCGCCGCCAGGGACCGGCGGTTCTTCGCCGAGTGGAACTTCTTCTGGATTTTCATCTTGTTCACCCAATCGGGACTGTACTCGATCTGCTTCACCTTGCGCTTATGGTTCTTGTTCCGCGCCTTGCGCTCGTCGTCCATCGCGGTGGAGAACTTCTTCTGCTTCTTCCGCGGAGGCGCCATACCGGCGCCGTCCGTCTCGCTGTTCACCTCAGCGAGGACGTGAACGTCCGACGGGGTCAGGTTCGGCAAGGGAGTCACCCCGCTCCGCGTTCTTGAACCGGGCGAGAGCCAGTTCTATGGCCTTGTCCGTCCACGCGTTGGCCAGCAGGTTCCACCGCGTGGTGAGCAGCGACTTCCGGCGTACCTGCACTGCACTGGACCCGGGATTGTCGCGCGCGTACTGGATCATCACCCGGGACATCTCCGCGCTCAGCCCCAGGGTGAGGCCGCGGATTTTCTTGGCCTCCTCCTGAGAGAAAGTCAGAAGTACCTGGTCGTTCGTGCGCTTGGCCAGCAGATCCTGCTGCGCCTGCACGACCTGCTCCAGGATCTCCTTGCCCATGTTCCTGTCCTGGAGCAGAAACGTGGACCCCAGGAAATAGGCCACGTTCGCGTATACCTCGTAGAAGCCCAGCTGGATCGGGCCCATGTCCAGGCTCGGGAAGTTCCGGCAGCCGCGTGTCGTGGCCAGCCGCATCTTCGACTTCGCGTCGCCTTCTAGTTCCGGTGTCAGGTTCACTGTGCGATCACCCTCGGGAAGGGAGTGTTCGGGCTCCCGTTGACGGGACTGACCTGGTTGTTCGCAGACCATCTGATTTCCGCCTTGGCCTGCGGGACGTGCGCGTTGCAGCAGCGGTGCACGATCGCGTCGCCCTGCATGAAACGCTGCTTCTCCGGCTTCTGGCAGAAGTCGCACTTCTTCATCGCATACTTCACCGGGACCTGATTGACCGGTGCGCTCTTGGAGACCTTCGCCTCCCACCTGTCGCAGACGTCCTCGGAGTCGATCGCCCCCTTCACCAGGGAGCAGCCGTGCGGGCCGCGGAACATGACGCAGTTCCCGCACTTCCGGGAACCGATGGCCGGGCGGTATCGGACGTCCTGCTTGGACATCTTCAGCCGCTTGGCCAGGGCGGCACTCGAATCCGGGTCGTCGCTGGTGTACTGCTGCGCGTGCATCTCGTCCCAGGGACCCGTGTTCTGTTCCACGTGCGCCACGTAGGTGGGGGCCGGGTAGCCCAGCCCGTGATAGGCCATGTAGTGGTGGTGGCCGTCCACGATCCTCAGCTTGTTGGAACCGGGAACCCGCACCGCGACGATCGGCTTGTGCTTGCCCTCCTTGATCTCCTTGGAGAAGTCCTTCACCTTCTCCGGTTCGTGGGAGGCCGCCCAGGACTTCTGGTCCGCGGTGTCGAACATCTCCGTGGGGACCATCTCCGGGCCGGTCCACACCGCGTCCTTCATCCACTTCATGGACGACTTCGGGAAGTCGGAGGACATCTGCTTCTTCACGCGCTTGCGCACGCCGACGGTGTCCTGCGGCGCGATGTGCTTGGCCACGGAGCGGTTCTTCAGTCCGCCGGTGGACTTCGCCGGGGCGTTCTGCGCCGCCCTCGTGGAGATGGTGGCCCGCCGTGCCGCCGGGGGCTGCTTCGACTTCACCGGACCGGTGGACTTCGTCGGAGCGCCCGGCTTGGAGCCCTTCTGCTTCCCGCCGGACCCGACCGTCTTCGCCGCCCGGTTCGTCGCGGTCGCCTGCGCCGCGCCCTTGGCCGGTGCGTTGGCGCCCGTGGAGGGGGCACCAGGGGCCGCACCCGCCGCCCCGGCCGGTGGCTTAAGGGTGACCGGGTCCATGCGCTCCACGATGCTTCCCTGGGGCGCGGGGACCACACCTTCCGCGTTCGCGTCCCTCGCGGTGCGCTGCGCCATGTCCTGCTCCGCGGAGGAACTGGCCAGCATCGTGTCCAGCTGCTGGTTGATGATTTTCTCTTCGATGCCCTCGTTGACCGGGTTGCTCTCCCGGATCGGGAGCTTCGCGAACTCCCGCAGGTGGTTCTCCAGCTCGCTGTCCGGGAACAGCTGGGCACCGGCACCGGCCATGGCGGAGATCAGGGTGGCCAGGTCGGTGAGCGTCGGCTTCTGCACGATGTCGTGCCGGAGCTTCGGGTAGGGGCCGTTGTTGATTCCGTTCATCCGGAACAGCAGCGGGATGGCCCGGTTGTTTATCTCGTTCTCGATGTCGTTCAGGAAGGTTTCCAGGGCGGACTGGAACATGCTGGCCTTGGAGGTGGACAGCGCGTAGGAGCCGTTGTTCGTGGCGTCGTTCCCCAGCAGGAGGAAGTCGGCCAGAACCGTCATGGCGATGCGGGACTCGTACCGGCTGATGATTTCCTGCGTGGGGAACTGCCGGGAGCCGCCGGAGGTCAGGAGCTTGAACGTGTAGAGCTCGTGGCCCGCCGCGTCGTACGCCTGCGGCCAGACGATGCCCTCCTGCTCGTCCCGCCGGACGTTCTGCACCAGCTTGACGACCGAGGCCACCATGGCCTGATCCGCCTCGCTGGCGTTCTCCCCCAGCATCTCCGCGGGAACCGTGGCGATCGGGATACCGGCCAGGTCGCGCTCTACGCCGATGGCCTCGATCTCTTCGATCCGCTTCAGGAAGTACCAGGAGCGGTAGGCCGTGCGCAGGACGGAGACGCCTTCCGGGTTGTCCTTCCAGGACTTCGTCCGGAAGTGCAGCGACTTCCCCAGCGGAAGATACCGCTCCGAGTAGTCGGGCGCGGGGCGCTGCCACATGCCGATCGTCTTGCCGGAGACCGGGGAGAAGTCCCACCTCCACCAGGATTCCTGAGCGATCGGCATGAACTTCTGCCAGCCGATCAGCCCGTCGTTCCACTGGGACGCGGTGGTGCCGAATTCGTCGATGACATCGTTGAAGCGCTGCTTGTAGCAGATCTCGAACCAGGACCACCCGTACGGCAGCATCGAGTTGACTTCGGAGATGAAGTCGGGCCAGCTCATCTCCATGTCGTCCCGGCACGAGGCGAGGAACTTGGCGCGCTCCTTGTCCACCTTCGATTCGCTGGCCGCCTCCTCGCGCCACAGCACCTTGCGCATGAACATGTCGATGGCGAACAAGACGGCGCCGATGACGGAGGAGTTCTGGGACATCTCCTGGTAGACGCTGACGGCCTTGCGGCCCATCAGCTGCGGGAGAAGTTCCTCGTAGATGTAGCCGTACGATCGCTTCAGGCCGCTCTGACCGAACTGTACGGCACCGAGACCCATCCGCGGTTCGGCGCCGGTAAGCGTGGGTGTCTTCCTCACCTTCAACTTCTGCGCCACTTTTTCCTCAAATCTTCCAGGGTGAAGTCTCACGGGTGATGGAGATCACGCTCGTGTTCCTGTTCGCGTTCCGCTTCCGTGCCGACCATGCCAGCGCGGTGGAGGCGATGGTGTCCGGCAGGTGGGAAGAGGTGCCGACGTTGTACAGGTCGTCCGCGGTGACCAGACGGAAGTCGTCGTACATCGAGATGATACGCGGGGACAGGAAGTTGTGGCTTTCCACCCCGTGCACGAACTCGGTGATCATGTCTGTGCGGATCTTGCCGTTCATGGAGATCTCGGTCAGGTTGTCCCGCACGGTTCCCGGGGGATAGACGATGTAGTCGCTGACCACCGCACCGACACCGGTCGCGTCGGAGACCACGTCGCCGCCGTACATGGCCCAGCGCTTGTTCAACCGACCGATCAGAACATCCCATGGCCTCTTGTTTATCTTCTCGAACGCCGCCATCTTCCACTGCCCCACCGTGACGTCCCAGGTGGTGATGACCGTGAAGTCCCGCGACTTCGCCCAGTCCACCCCGGTCACGTAGTCGCGGTCCGGCCGTGGCTTCATGAACTGGTAGAACATCCCGTCCTCGCCCTTGACGATGTCCCACCGCGGATCGAACATCTTCTCCACGGCTTCTTCGTCCAGCGCACGGCCTTCGAAGTTCGGTTCAAGGATGTCGTATTCGTTCCGCCACATCTGGGCAGGGATTTCGAGGCGCTTGCGCTCGATCTCCTCGGGGTCCAGCCATCCGTCCACCGGGTTCGAGGTTTCCTTGTAGCACCACGAGTAGACAGGGAAACCCTTCTCCGCGAACTCTCTCTTGTAGTAGGTGACCGGACCGTCCGGGTAGGTGTGCGTGCTGGAGAAGACGGTGGAAGTCTCGATCCTCTCCCCGGTGAGCATCGACTTCCCGCGCATGGGCTGGCCGAGGGCGGCTTGGACGATGCTCAGGTCCGCCTCGTCGATCTCGTCGATCCGCAGACGGGAAGGGTGGGGGCCACGCACGGAGGTCTGCGAGGCCATGAGGGTTCGGGCCTTTCCTCCGTTCGTGAGAACCGTGTCGAACTTCGTCGGAGACTTCTCCAGCAGATACTTCGGTGCCCGCGGTGCGTGCCACAGGGCGTTCATGGATTCCTGCACGCGCATGGCCTGCGCGCCGGAGCCGCCGAGGATCGAGACGAACGCACCGAGGTAGGTGAGCTCCATCATGCCCAGCAGCGACATGGTGAAGGTCTTGCCGGAGAAGCCACGAGAGCCGAGCCACATCGCCTGAGGACTTCTCGCGAAGAACGCGTTGCAGAAAGCCTCGAACGGTGTGTCGTGGTTCAGACACACCTTAGTCCGTGGAATCTTCACACCCCACGTGGCGAGCACGGCGTACCAGAGTTCCGCGTCCGTCTGCGGTGGCCTCTGGATGACGAAGTCGGTCACTTCCTACCGCCGCAGACCGCCGATGGACCCCAGGTAGTCAGCGGTCAGCATGACGTTGTACGCGCCGACACTGGTATTCGCACCGACTTGGGCCACAACATCCGTGGATCCGTCCAGAGTCACAATGAACTTGTAAGGGCCGTAACCCGCGGACACGGCTGCGATCGGAACAGGCAGCGTGATACTTCCGATCACGACGGAGATGTTTCCCGCGTCGTTCGCCCCGACACCGGAACCTACGCTCGCATAGACGGCTAGTTCGTACTGACCAGCCTGCGTGACCTGGTTCGTATGGCTCAGAGTCGCAATGGCAGTTCCCGTGACGGTTCCGCCAGCAGCGTTCCCCGCCTTGAAAATCGTGGAAACTCCGACAGTCATGTCTCTCCTTTCCAAGGTTCGGGGGCGGACGCAGGTCACCCCGCAGGGTGCCTTGCACCCGGGCGATTATCTGGGCTGACGTCCGCCCCCGGAGGACATGATAGAGCACGGGGAAGTTTTTTCCGACTTGCCGACCCGCTAGTTCGGCGTCTTGTTCGTCTTCTGCTTGGTCAGCTTCTCCCGCGGCGCCTTCAGTTTCGGCATCTTCGGCTGCTTCGGAGTCGGAACCCGAGTGGCAACCGTGCTGGTCGTACCCTTCTTCGCACTACCAGAACTGCCGGAAGAAGACTTCTTGCCGAGGTTCGGCAGGCCTAGATTCGGCAGGCCTAGATTCGGAAAGTTCCGGTTCCGGAGAAGGTTCCCCTTGCCTTTACCAGAGTCGCTCTTCTTCTTGTCTTCCGGCTTCGTCTCCCCCGGCTTCTTTTCCCCCTCGCCGACGCGCTTGGGTTCCTTGGCGCCTTCCTTGTCCTCCCGCACGCGGCTGCCGGAAGCCGTCAGACCGCCGTTGCCGCCCTTCGAGCCCTGCCCCATCACTGACCCCCGCTCTTCTTCTGCACGGGCTTGGGAACGCGCTTCACGGCCGTCTGCGCCTTGCGCGCCCGCTTCCCCTTGGTGCCAGCCGCAGCGCGGCGGGCCGATCGAGCGTTAGTCCCCATCCTCTTCGAATCCTCTCGTCCGCTTCTTGGAGCGAGTCTGCCGCTGCCCCTTCACCGTGGTCCCGGAGTCCAGAAGTTCTCTGCGCCGGTTGGTCCGAGTCTCCACCCGCACGACTTCCGCGTCCAGACCGGCACGCTTCACCACTTCGTCCGCGTCGGTGTGCCCGTAGACGAGGATCTGGCCGAAACCTATTTTCTCTTCCGCCTTCTTCAGCAACCGGGCGGTGGTGCGGATCCTGTCCTGGTCCCCGCGGATCGTCTGGATCTGCGTGGCCACCAGCGGTGCGCCCTCCGGAATGCATTCCAGGCACAGTTCCAGGGCCTCGTCGCTGCCGCCGTACTGGATGTCCGGGATGACCAGGAACCCGGCTTCCTGCCAGTACCTCGCCACGTACGCGCTGCGGTAGGCGGACCAGATCCACAGAGCAGGGGGCCAGCCCTGGTTCACAGAATAGTTCGGCATGATGCAGGTGGTGATCCCGCAGTTCATTATCTTCTTGGTGTTCTCCGCGGGGTCGGTGTACAGACCTTCGAAGTGGAAGTCCTCCGTGTACAGGCTGAGGATGGCGCGCTCGAACGGAATCCCGCGGTTGCCCGTGTGCCACTGGGAAACCCACCACTGATCCTTGTCGGGGACCCGGTCGCCGTCGATCTCGACACCGCCCCACATGTCCAGCTTCTCCGGCAGCCGGTCCGGAATCCGGTCGAGGCGAAGTTCCGGGATGCCGTAGTTCTTGTCCGACTCGAACAGCACATAGCGGCTCAGGTCTTCGACGCCGTCCAGGTCGGACGGAGCTTCTTCGATGGAGTCGATGGAGTCGATCGGGTTCCTGTTCATCTCCACCAGGAGTTTGCCCAGGACGTCATCGCTGTACGTGGTGCCGATCAGATGGCCGGTCTGCTTCTTCTGGTCCTCCAGAAGCTGGGCGAGAAGACCCGGGTCGTAGGTGGCGTCGTCGGTGGAACCGTTGTCGGCCAGCACGATGCGGCGGGCGTGGTCGTCGTCCACGTCCACCCATGCCACTTTTATCTTCTTCCAGCCCAGGGACTTGGCCGCCTTGGCGGTGTGGTTACCGGCCAGTATCTCGTTCTCCCGGCCGGTCTTCGTTCCGCGGTTCACCACGATCGGCTTGAACTGGCTGTTGGACCGCAGGCTCTCGGCGACCTTTTCCAGGTTCCCCACCCGCGGGTTCTGGTGGTAGTACTTCAGCCCGCGGAGCTGCACCTCTTCGTAGTCCAGTTCCAGCGGGCCGGTGTCGCAGGGCGATTCAGACACGCTCTTCTTCAACTTTTTTACGGCCACGGATTCTCCTCGACAACAGTCGCTCGTACATGACGCCGTACCGGTTCAGGCATACGGCGTCGATCAGGTCTTGGTCCCCCTCTGCCAGATGATAGGCCTCGGGGCAGTTCTTCTCCACCCACTCCGCAATTTCCGGCTTCTTGGCGTTCCCCTTCCCGACGACCTGCTTCTTCCAGGTTCCGACGTTCACCAGTTTCAACGGCACGGCAAGGTTCTGCGCGGCAGCCATCACCGCACCGCCCACCTGGGCCTGCACGATGGTGGAGTGCACGCCGCCGACACCGACCAGTGGGGCTTCCAGGTAGACCGCCACCGGTCCTTCAGCGAACTTCAGAAACGAAAAAGCCTCCCTGTAGGCCGCACCCGTCGCCGAGTACAACCCACCAGGGAGGTCTATTACATGAAGTTCTGAGTAGAAGCCGTTTCCGGAACAGCACAGTGCGAGCTTCTTGGAGCTGGGGTCGATGCCGATGACTGATCTCATCCGACCAGGGTATCAGCGTTTCATCCACTGAGCTCCATACTTATTTTGCAGCATGGCTTCTTGGACCTGGTCCGTTATGGACTTGGTGTCGATGTGAATTTGTACAGTAGGGGTGCTTGTCGCTGGGGTGCCAAGGGGAATGAAGGTCGTGGCTGCGATGGGAGTGCCGGGCGTACTTTCCACCTCCGGACTTTTCAGCGTCATGCTGAAGTTGGTTATATCTACAGAGCGCTCCTCCTTCGGATTGAGCCGCGCCTTCTTCTTGCAGCCGGGAGTCAGGCACTTCCAGTACTCGTCGTCGTGCAGCTTGTCCGTCACGTGCGCCATCTGGCCGCCGTGGACCGGGCACTCCAGCACGAACGGCTTGGTGTATTGGGCCACCTTCGGTTCCTCCTTCTCCAGATCCACGTAACCGAGGCTCTTCTTCTGCTCGTCAATCTCCTTCTTGCAATCGGACAGCTTCGTACCCCGTATCCCCATGTTCAGAGACACCTTCGAGGCGCCGTAGTCGTCGTGTCTGATGAAGAGCTCGCCTATCTCAGTACCGTTGACGTAACTCGTGCTGACTGTCAGGTCGAACGGCTTGGCGTATTCGCACAGCTCGGCACGCATGTCAGGAGTCAGACTGCTGAGCCCTTCCGGGTGCAGGCGCAGCATCTCCTTCTTCATGTCCGCGACAGCTGCCTTCAGGACTTCGCCCGGCTGCCTGGCGTCATCGACCAGTTCTCTGCCGAGCGTCCTCGACACGGAGTCTCCGTTGGTCGGATGCTCCAGGAGCAGCTGATAGCTCATAATAGCTTCGCTCGTGATTATGTTCAGCCGGTACGGCTTCGCGAAGGCGATGAGTTCGTTCTGCCGCCGCATGTTACTTGTGTACTCGCTTGTGCTCACCACGTCCTTCACCTCTTTCCTGATGGCGTCCTTTATCTGCCTGTCGATCCGCTCCTCAGCGCGCAGATTCTCGTCCGAGTCTTGCTTGCTCGACTTCGACAGTGCGTGCTGTAAGCCGTCGCGAACCGAGCTGAGCAGCTGCTCTCGCCAGTTCCCGGAAGGTACGTAGCTCTCCGGTACGGAACTTGGCATAGTCCGATCCTCTTTTGACCGTCCCATCCGCCTCTCCTCTCTGGATGAGCGCCGTCATCTCGCTGGCACGTGCGTAGTACTGGTCCGCGACTTCTTGGAGGGCATGCGTACCGGTGACGGGAGATATCAGCCTACCCATGAGCACATCCATGTACCCGTCCAGTTCTCTACGGAGTTCGGCCACGGGCCCCAGCCCGAAGTCCACCGGAACGGCGCGGAGGACTGCGTTCGTGTAGCCGCGCTCCTGGCTCTTGTGCTGCATCGGTGGGAGCTTCTTCATCTGGTCCTCGCTGGCCACGAGCCGGAGTTGACGCACGCCCCGCCGGGAGTTCCGAACGGGCACTTGTAGAACTCACCGGACTTGTTCTGCTTCACGCACTCGGCCAGCATCGGGTGCAGCACCTGCCTGTCCACCGCGCGGTTCAGCGCCTTCAGTTCTTTCCGGGCCTCCGAGATCCTGGACTCGTCCCGTTCCAGAACAAACTCGCTGATCTCCTGCGTGTCCTTGTTTTCATTTGTCACCGCCGCCAGGTCGAAACCAGTCAGCAGAAGCTGCATGTCGGTCTGCTTCCGCGTCTTCTCGTCCGGAACCCCTGCGCGGTCCTGCTTGCTCCACACGAAGGACATGCGGCCCTTGTGCTCCCAGACGAAGTCGGCGCCGTCCCAGCGGCCTCCCAGGGCCTTCCCGAGGCCGTCCAGGTTCGCCCGCGCCCGCAGCTTGGAGGACGTCACCTTGTACTCGATGTCGTCGATTATTTCCGCCCCGAGCAGACCGATCTGCCAGCGCAGGTGCACGAAGGTTCCGTTGTTGAATATCCGGATCCCGCGGGGGTCCGCAACCTGATTCTGCTGCTGCCCGGTGAAGGCGAGTTCCTGCCGACGCAGGCAGTACCCGGCGGAACTCGCGGAGAAGGATCGCGACCGGTCTCTGGGCTTGTGCGTGAGCTCCGCCATCACCCGCAGGAACATGATCCGGTCCATCAGGACGTCCGGGTTGTGCAGCAGGTATTTCTCGTACCGCGGGGTGATGATGAGGTTCTCGTCCACCGGCTGCGACCCGTCATACTTCTTCGGGACGGTGGGGTAGACCACGGGATGGTAGCCCTTGAGGACCGGTGCGACGCGCATCAGAAAGGCACCTTCGTGTAGGCGCCGTACTTGTCGCGGTACTCCCGCGCCACCCGTACGGCTTCCTTCTTGGATTCGTATCCGGACTTGGACGTCTTTCCCGCGATGCCCCGGCTGTCCATGTCGCAGACGAACCAGCAACCGCAGTAAACGTACGCCGCCCGGGCGCGGCTCACCCCGCGGCTCACGTAGAAGCGAACCACCTTCCGCGCTCCGGAGCGGTAGGCCTTATAGGCCTTGGGCCCCTGCGTCGTCTTCGGGTACTTCGGAGCCGAAGTACTTTCTGAGAAGCCAGAGCGAGTAGTGGAACGAACTGCCCCAGTGGATGACGGAACAGCCGAGCGCTTCACAGTCGTGGAGGCCGACGCGTTCGACTTCCCCCGAGTCCGCGCGGGTGGGGTCGGCCGTGTAGCTGAACTTCCCGCCCGCGCTGTACCAATGCGTCGATTGCTGAGGGACATGTTCAAACTCCATCGTCAGGCCTGTCCGGGGGAAGGATCCTGCACTCCAGCCTCAGCCCCGGGAAGACGACGACAAGGACGCCTTGCTTGCCCTTGGCCGCAGCTTCTTTACGGAGACGGCGGAGGTAGGCGATGTCAAGACGGAAGGACTTGAGGGCGTCTTTGATCTCGATGACTTCGAAGTCGTTACTTCCGTCGAACTTCTCGTGTCCCGCACCGGAGTTGCTGTGCGCCCGCGCGCCGTAGAGGGGGAGGATGCGCTTTTCCGTTTTCCGTCCCTCTTCTTGGCGGCTGGGGCGCTTCCAGCCGCTTCTACTCCGTCCACCGTTCCCGCCAGCATCTCCTTCAGCTTCTCCAGCGGAACGTGCCCACGGAACAGTTCGGGGACCATTCTCTTGCTGTCGTCCGGATGCCACCACTTGCCCCTCTCGTAGCCGAGAAGACCGTTGTCGAGTGCTTGGTTGGCCAGGTACGACCAGTCGTCGATCTGGCCCTTCTCCAAGTCGTAGACGAAGTTCGTCTCCCGGTGCGGCTTGTTCAGCTTGGACTTCTTCACGTCCACCCTGATCCGCATGCCGACGACCTTCTTTATCTTCTTCTTGACCGGACGCCCGTCCTCCCCGGTTATCCAGACCTCCGTGTCCTCCTTCGCCTTGCCCGCGTGGTACAGGCCGATGATGTAGGAGCAGTAGAACTGGAGCGCACGACCGGCGGGAACTGATTCCTGGCTGCCGAACATGATGTTCGGGTTGGTCCGCGTCTGGTTTATCCAGAGGACCCCGGTGTTCTGGCGCATGGAAGCCGTCAGCTTCCGCATGGCCTTGGACATCATGTCGGCCTGCCGGGCGAGCTGCTTGGCGTCCCCCATGGACTTGCTGTACTCCGCGCTGGGGAGGAGCGCTGCCACGGAGTCCACCACGATCAGGTCCACCCCTCCGCGGATGAGGGACTCCATCAAGTCGATGGCCTTCTCGCCAGTTTCCATCTTGTGCTTCGGCGGCATGATCAGATTCAGCGTGTCCACGCCGAGGTTCTTGGCCCACGCGGAGTCGAAGGACTTCTCCGTGTCCAGCAGTGCGGTCAGCTTCCCGTGTCTCTGAGCCGAGGCGATCAGGCACAACCCGATATAACTTTTCAGCGTGCTGAAGTCACCGTGGATCATCACGTGCCGACCGAGCGGGAAACCTCCCTGCCAGATCTCGTCCATCGGGGCGAGCCCGGTCGGGATCGTCAGGATTTTGAAGTCGTCGTCGCTGGCCAACTTCACCGTTCCGGCACCGAGCTGCTGGTTTACCAGGTCCAGAACTTCCTGCGTGCGCGCACTCGTCACTCGTCATGCCTCCAAGCTCTCCAGCGCCCCGGCTTCCTTGAGCGCCTTCATGGTGCCGATCCAGCCGCCGAGAGGCGTGCCGTCGCGCTTAGTCTTCCCGCGCAAGAGGTCCAAGTACTGGTTCCGGCCGCTCAGGATGCCCGCAGGCAGGCTCTCGGCCAGCTCCTCGATACTACTCCACCCGCCGTCCGGCCGGGCCGCCAGAATGCCCGCAGCGCGGTCCGGGGAGATCCCCTTGATGCTGGCCAGCCCCTTGGTGATCGCCTTGCGGCTCACGGCCATCGTCCAGCGCACACCGGCGGTGTTGACGTCCGCGGGGAGGATCCGGATGCCGATGCGCCGGGTCTCCTTCACGTACATCAGCTCCTTATCCACCTTCCCCGTGTTCTTGCCCGCCACACTCTCCAGAGCGGCCGTCATGAACTCCAGCGGGTGGTGCGTCTTGAGGTAGGCACAGCGGTAGGACCGGACGCCGTAGCCGGTGGCGTGCGCCTGATTGAAGCCGTACTTCACATACCCCTCGATGTAGTGCCACGCGCCCTCTACGTCCGAGATTCCGTTCTTCTTGCAGATGCCGCGCCACTGCTGCTTGACCTCCTTCGCCCGTTGTAGGTTCCGGCCGGTCGCGCCCTTGCCGGAGTCCTTGACGATTTTGAAGAAGACGTTGATACCCGCGTAGTCCAGACCGAGGGCCCGCATGATCTGTAGTACCTGCTCCTGGAACAGGACGCACCCGTAAGTCGGTTTGAGAGCTTCCTCGAAAGCTCGGTGCGGGTACCGGAGATTCGCCCGTAGCGCCTTGTTCTTGCGACGTTCGAGGTATAGGTCCGTGACTCCGGAGTCCATGCACGCCGGGCGGAATAGGGACGCCGCAAGTATGCAGTCCAGTGTGCTTCGTATTCCCATAGCCTGCGCACCTTTCGCCATGGCATAGCCTTCAAACTGGAATACGGCATTGTGGGTCCTCCCTTCCGAGAGGCTGGTGCAGGTCGCCGGATCGTCCAGCGGTATCCAGGAGAAGTCTGCCTTGTCCTTGCGGCCCATGAGCTCTTGCGCTCGTGCCATGACCCACAGAGTACGCTGCCCGAGGACGTCATCTTTCAGGAACCCCACTTTCTCCACGTCGTCCATCGTGTACTGGCTGACGATGGTGTCGCTGGACGGGACCAGCATGGTGGGGACATATTCTTCGAGCCTCAGGTGGGCGCCCGGCAGAAGAAGTCCCGAGGCGTGCACGCCGTGCGAGCGGAACGGGGTGGACTTCGCCAGCTTCCGCACGCCGTTGTAGTCCTTGGTGCTGATCTTCTTGATTTCCGCGATGGTGTCGATGCCCTTGCCGAACCGGGCGTTGAACGCGGCCGGTGTGAGCCGACTGCGCATGTACGCGTTGTAGGAGACCAGGATGGAACCCTTGCCGTCGTCGCGCTCCCCCAGCATGGAGTAGTTCCCGATGGCGATGGCGCCGTACTTGTGCTTGATGTACTCGACCAGTTCCCCGCGACGGATGTCCTCGATGTCGATGTCGATGTCCGGCGGCTTCTGCCTGTCGAGAGAAAGGAAACGCTCGAACGTCAGGCCCCACTGAACCGGGTCCACCTGCGTGATGCCGAGACAGAAGCAGACGAGGGAGGCGTTCGCAGAGCCGCGGGCCTCGATGACGATTTTCTTCCGATTGCAGAACTCGACAAGATCGAGGACGTGCAGGAAGTAGTCGGCGTACCCGAGCTTGTTGATGATTCCCAGCTCGTAGAGAAGGCGGTCCCGGTACTTCCCTTCCTGGTTCCCGGAGGTATCGATGACCCGGTTCATACTCAGGCCGAGAAGACCCTTGTAGACCTTGTCCCGCAAGTCCTGCTTGGGGGTCTTTGACATCTTCGGGACGAAGGGGTTGTAGGAGTCCAGCGCTGGCATCTCCAGGTCGTGCAGGGACAGCACCAGCTCGTGCCCTTCCTCCGACCTCTCCCACTGCCTCTTGGTGTAGTGGGACTGCACCCACTCCGTGGAGGCGAAGTGGTAGCTGTCCCCGGGGAACTCCGCCTCGTCCCCCTTCCGGAACACCATCTTCTTCATGGTGTTGTGCGCCGCCTTGTCTGACGGCTTCAGGTAGTGGCTGTCCTGCGTGGCCACCACGGGCAGCCCTACTTCGTCCGCGATCTGGACGAGGGCTTCCACGATGTCGTCGTCGGTCCAGCCGTCCGGGTGCGGCGTCTCGTGGTTCTGCACTTCCACGAAGGTGTTCGGGAACCACTGGGCGTACATCTCGGCTACCGCGCGAGCTTGGACAGGGCCTTTTGTAACCAGCGTCTGCTGAAGGAGTCCAAAATAACAGCCAGTGAGAAGGACCAGAGAGCCCACGGCCCCGCTGTCAGCCAGGGCTGCCAGGTCGGATAGATCATGCCGAGGAAAGCGATTGAAATGCGGACGGGTGTGAGACAGAGAACTGAAGCTGGCAAGGCTGCGGAAGCCAGACAGATCAGTAGCCAGTAGACCGAAGTGATGACGCGGCGCCTTGCCGTCGTTGACGTCCTCCACCAGGTATCCCTCAAAACCTGGAAAAACTTGAACACCTTGCTTCTTGCCTTCTGTGTAGAGCTGGACCGTTCCGGACATGCTCCCGTGGTCGGTGAGGGCCATGGCTGGCTGCCCCCACCCCTTCGCGTGCGCCACCATGTCCGCGACGGACTGTGTGGAGTCGACACAGGAGAACTTCGAGTGCGCGTGCAAGTGGGAGAAGTAAGTCACCGTTCGCCTTCCGGTACGAGAAAGCCCCCTCCGCATCTGTGGAATACGAAGGGGGCGGCTTTCAGGGACGGGACGGCCTACTCCTCGTCGTCGTCCTCTTCTTCCTCGTCATCGTCGTCGGCCTCCACGTACGGGAGCAGCCACGCACGCAGCTTCTCCGCGTTGTTGAAGGTGGACTTCTTGGGCGTCCCGTCGCACTCCTCCGAGAGCTTCTGGAGCGCTTCCAGGTCCATCTTGGGGAGGTCTTCGGCGGTCACGTAGCCGCCGTCCTCACCCTCGTCGTCTTCGTCGTCGTCTTCCTCGTCCTGGTCGTCCTCGTCCTCTTCTTCCTCCGAGGCGGCACGGACGAGCGCCTTCAGCTCGTCACGGAGAGCGTCCTCCGACTTCCCCTTGATGGGGACGTTGCTCTCCTCCGCGACTTCACGGAGCTGCTTGAGGGTGTAGTCGTCCAGGTCCTCTTCGGTCAGGACGCCGTCCTCGTCGGACTCGTCTTCATCCTCGTCAGCAGCATCGTCATCGTCGTCGTCATCGGACTCTTCGTCGTCGTCCTCGAAGTCGTCCTCTTCCTCATCGTCCTCAGCGTCGAATGCCTCGTCGGAAGACTCGTCGTCCTCAGCAGAATCATCAGCCACCTCCTCCCGAAAGTAACCGTTCTTCTCCATCTGGGCGAGGATCGACTTCTTGACGAGGGTTTCCTCCAGCCGCTCGTCCCCCTCGCATAGCTCCTTGAAGATCTTCCGAAGTTCCGGAAGGGAAGTGTGGCTCTCCAGCCGCTCCCGGTCGTAGACCTCGCCGATGACGCTCTTGCTCGGCTCGACCATCGCACGGCGGGCCGGTCCGTCCTTGCGGCGCGGTCCGCTCTGCTTCGGCGCGTCCAGCTCGGAGACGGCCTTTGCGGTGTCCACGGCGAAGTCGAGGACTTCCCCGTACTCCGCCCAGTAGGCGGCGTGCAGCTCGTCCGCGACGTGCCGGGCCTTGCGTGCGTCCAGCTCCGCCCGCAGGACGTCATGCGCCTGAATCTTGGAGCGCGAGGACACGGTCTCCCGCACTTCCTGGACGGGCTTGGCAGCGGGCTTGCGGGCCGGGGCGCTGCGCTTGGCTGCCGGGGGAGCTGCCTTGCGGGCGGGGGCGGCAGCGGCCCTCTTGGCGGCCGGAGCGGGCTTCGCGGCGGGCCGGGCGGTGCGGGACGAAGTCGCCTTCTTCGCCGGAGCGGTACGGGTACGGGTAGCCATTGTCTCTCGGAATCCTTTTTCTTCAGTGGTATGGGTTTACTTGCGGAGCTTGCGGACCCGGGACGCTTCCGGGTGACGGGACTTCTCGGGCTTGAACTCGTCGTACCCGTCTTCACGGGCCGGGCGCTTCTTCTTCTTCACCGGAGGACTGGCCGAAGAAGTGCGGGCTGGCTTGCGGCGCGGTCGGTACTCTTCCTCTTCCTCTTCCTCTTCCTCTTCCTCGGGCTCCTCTTCGTCGTCTTCCTCTTCGTCGTCCTCGTAGTCGTCTTCCTCCTCGGGCTCCTCCCGGGAACGGCGCGTCGGGCGCGACTTGGACTTCGGCTTGGAGGAACGCGGTTCCTCGTCCTCGGGCTCTTCGCCGCCCGGGTCGAATCCGAGTTCCGAGATGATGGCCGCTTCCACGTCCAGAAGCGTGTACCGGGAGAGGTCGCACCTGGTGGGGTCCAGACGATCCGCGCCGTAGGTCGTGTTCTCCTTGGTGGAACCCTCGCGCCAGATCGTGTAGTCCGCGGTCGTGATGGGGCGGTCGATCTTCCCGGCCACGCTGTCCGCGAGCTGGGAAGTCATCTGGATGATGCGCACCTTGCCGGACTCGCGGTCCAGAACGTTCGTGAGAACACGCTTCGACGGGGAATTTCCGCTCTGGCAGCTCTCGCAGCTCTTGCGCCCGTCCGGATCCGAACACCAGACGAACTCGCCCGCGACGTAATGCTGCGCAGCCTCGTACCAGTCCTTCGGCTCTTGCAGGTACCGAACAGTGAACTGTTCGTCAGCCTTGAGCCGCCAGAGGAAGTCGGCACCCCCGCTGGCGCCCTTCTTGATTGCGGCACGCGCCTTCTTCGACGTGCCGTACTGCTTCGCTAATGCCACGGATTCTCTCCTGAGATTTTTGCCGGGCCGGAGTCGCCACACTAGCACGGCTCCGGCTTAGCCGTCGATGACGCAGGTCAGATGCCGTAGGTGGAGTGACCCTCCCATTCACAGGGGCACCCGGAGGTCTTACCGTTCGTGAAAAGGACGGTCGGATCGATTCCGCTTCGCCGCACCGTTGCCTCGTACAGCGGATTTGGTGACCTCTGGATTTCGCTCGGGACGACGCTTCCCTGAATCACGTTGTGGCTGTCGCCCGGGGAACTGCTCATGCAGCTTCTCCTTCGTCTCTTTGTGTGTCGGCGCTCCTGCCGACTTGGTCTCGTAGAACCAGTGGTACAGGCACTGGACCCTGCCGTCGCAGGCGCAGAAGTGCTCCTGCGGCCCTGCCGCCGTCTGGTAGACGTCCTTGCGGACTCCGCAGATCATTTTGCCTTCCTCCTGAGCTTCTTCACGGGAGGCACGTGCCCGGGGACCTGCTCTCCGGCAGCCACCGCCCGGTCCCGGGCCTCACGCTGGTCTCTGACGGCCTGCTGCTGCTTGCTGAGCACCGGAGGGCGCTCGGCACGCTCCAGGGCCGCCACGGCGCTCTCCGGGATTTCCAGCACCAGGACGGGACCGAGCTCCGGATGCACCTGGTAGTGGAACCTGGCCCGCGGTCCGGCCCCCAGCGTCTCGGCCTGACCCACGAAGTCCTTCAGCGCTTGCAGGTATTCGGAGTACTCGGTCAGGCGCAGGACCACGCGGCGGCTCACTTCGTCCTCCGCAGCTTCTTCGTCGGCTTCAGTACTTTCTGCGGGGCTGGCTCCTCCGGCTTGGGCCTCGGGCCCGGAGGGAGCTTGCTGCGCCGACTGGCCGCCACCTCTTCCGTCTCCTTGGCGGTGAGCAGGTTCGGCGGCTGCATGGCCATGGCGTTCTTCGGCGGGTTCTTGGCCACCTCCTCAGCACGTTCGGCGAGAAGCGCCGCCTTCTTCTCGTCACCGGCCACCGACCACGACGGCGGGAAAGTACCCGGCTTGCGGTCCATCGTCTTCGGGTCGAAGTCCATATGACGGCACATCTTTCCGTCGATCAGGTAGTAGCCACCGGTGGAGGTGACTCTGGCATCCGGAAACTCCGCGAGGATCGCCTTCTGGATCCGCTCCATGAACTCTTCGTAGAGGATGTTCCTGGAGTCGTTCCCCTGGGAGATCGTGTAGGAGTTCTGCACTTCGATCTGCACCGACTTCTGCACCGCCCTACCGGTGTCCGTCGGCTTCTTCTGCGCCGCCACCTTCGGACGCAGCATCTTCGCCATCTGCTCCTCCTTCATACTGCCGGGTTTCCAAGCTCCCCCTCCCCGCGACCATCGGGGAGGGAGGGCAAGGGAATCCTACAGACTATCCGTAGACGTCCGACATGATGACGATCTCGGGGTCAGGGAGTTCTCGAACGACCAGCGGAGAAAGCTCGTGGAAGCATTCGCTCTCCGAGACGATGCTCCTGGCCTCCTTCTCGGTTTCAGCCTGGACCACCGCCATGGAGGACAAGCCATAGGCTGGCTCGTCCGTGGTGAAGAGGAACACCTTCATCACAGGGAATCCGCGCTCGGGTTGACCCACTTGACGGACGGGGTGGACGGCTCGATCCGGACCATGAACTTCTCCACGTCCTTCACGTCGATGTCCCCGAGCGCCAGCAGGGCGTGCAGCTTGTCCGGGTCGAGCTCCTGCGTGCTCGCCTTCTTCCAGAGGTTCTTCTCCTTCAGGTACTCGATGAGCGGGGCCACGTCCCACTTCTGGCCCGCGTCGCCCTGCGACACCTTCGCCCCGAGCTCCTTGCCGTCGAGCTGGAAGCGGATCGTCTTGCCGTTCACCCCGATCAGCTCGGAGAGTTCGGGCACGAGTTCCGCCGAGTACTCCTTCCGGACGTCCTCCGCATCCTTCGCCTGCACCGAGAGCCGCTTGAGCATGGCCAAGTGCTCCCGGGCGTCGTCCAGGGCGCGCTTCTCCGCCAGCTCCTCGTTGATGGACATCTAGTACCAACCTTCCAGGTTTCTCGACATGAGTTCCGTTACTGTTTCCGCCATCAGCCAGAAGACGTCACCGGTGGTGCGTCGGACGATGTCGAAGTTCTTTTCGTAGGACCACTTGTTGTCCTCACCGAAGCCGATGAGGCCGCACGCCTTGACGACGTCCGTCATGGACGCCAGGGATTTCGCTATCACATCGGATTCGTTCCACTGGCCGTCCGTCAGCGAGATGAGGAACTTCCCCGGTGTCTGCACCTGAGACAGGATCCTGCGCGCCTCCACGATGGCGTCGATCGCGTTCGTCCCGCCGGAGGCGTGCGGGTAGATGAAAGTGCTGTGCTCCACTTTGTCGTCGAGCTCGTAGAGCAGCCGCGAGGAGCTGTCGTAGGTGATGACGCAGACTTTCACGTCCACCTGCTCGCACGCCTTCTTGATGCACCAGATGGCTTGCGCGGCCAGCAGACCGCGGACACCGACGGACCTTCCTTGGCTGTCTCTCACAGCGGTGTCCATCGAAGCGGATTCGTCCGAGATGATGATGCCGGTCGCGGCGGAGTTGTGCTGCTGCCCCTCGCTCCAGTCGGCGTAGACGTCCTCTGTGTCCTCGTCCGACATGGCCGCCGTGAAGACACGGCTCATGTCCAGACGAGAGCCGTCGGAGACCCCGTAGCGCCAGCCGGGCTCCATGGCCTGCCAGATGCGCGCGAGCTCGCCAGCGTAGCGCTCAGAGCGTTCCCGCATGCCCGTGGTCACAGCGTGCTGGTGGGCGCGGATCGCCGGGTGGCGCTCCATGGAGGAGTGCAGGCCGTTGGTCATGTCGTCCATGACGTCGCGAACATTCTGGACGTCCGTCTTGACCGTCTCGCTGTCCAGGATGTCTTCCATCAGGACTTCCAGGGCGCCCCGGATGTCCCGGTCGCTCAGGGCGTCGCGGCCCTTCCCGCTGCCAGCTTTCTGACCGGCTCCGTTATCACCAGAGGAACCACCTCCCCGCTCCTCCGAACCACCTTCACCGTCGTCTCCGTCCAGCTCTCCAGGATTTCGGTTACCGGGTTGAGAACCAGCACCCGGCGGATTCTGCCCACCGCCATCCTGCGTACCGGACGAGTCGTCATCCGCTTCTGTATCGCCATCCTGGAAATCGGGATCGTCTGCGCCATCTTCCTCCCCCTTCTCGGCCTTCTCCTGATCCTGCTTCTGCTGCCCCGGCTGCGTCATCTTGTTGCTGCCGTCGTTCGCTCCGGCAACCGCTTGGCTGTGGTTCGGCGCCGTCGCGCTGGCGGGGATGAGCTTGGCGAACTCCTTGATGATCCTCCCGGCCTCGGCCATGTCCTGCGGGTAGAGAAGAAGGCGGTACCTGTCGATCAGTTCTTCCGCCTGCTTCGTCTGGGGCTCGCCGAAAGCTGCGGCGTACCTCTGGCGAAGTACCCCCCGCACCTTCTTCGGAAGGTACTTGCGCCCGTGCACCAGAAGATAGGTCTCCGGATCCGGCGAACCGATGATGAGGTCCGCCACGATGAGCGTGAAGTACTTCTTCAGGCGCGGGTACCGGGCGGAGAGAAGTGTCTCCACGCGCCCTTCCTCCAGGATGTTGTACGCATCCTCGAAGTTTGTCGCACTGTCTACTGCCCTCTTGATCCTCTCCACGTCGCTGAAGGTGTAGACGACGTGCGCGAGCTCGTGGTAATTCAGCCCCAGTATGGTGGCGATACCACGGTCCGACAGCGTGTCTCGCACCTTGTCCGGGTGGATGTAGATCTCGTTTTTGACGGAGAAGGCGGGGTGCCTGCCCAGCCCCCCGCTCAGCACGCTTCTCCGGAGCGTGACGTTCACCGACTCGATTCCGGACAGCGTGCGGTCGGCCAGCTGGAGAGACCAGCGCAGCCCCTGCAACCGGGTCGTCTGCCGGTCCCATTCCTGGTAGACGTCCCCGTTAGCGGTCGCCATCGTCGTCCTCGAAAGTGAAGTCGGTCTGCTTGAGCCCCTGGCCCATCTTCGCGTTCCAGTCCACGTCGTATTCCGTGTCCGGAAGTACCGTGTCGAGCTTCGCGCCGAGGAGCTTCTTGGCGATACCGGCGATCTGCGGCTTCAGCTTGTCGGAGTGCGCATCGACGATGAGCTTCAGGGCGCCGCGCTCCCCGGTGGAGAACATGGCGTTGAAGTTCGCTTCGGCGAAGTTGTAGCCCAGCGCCACCGCGATGTCGATGAACTCCATCAAACTGTTCGTGCTCACCGGGGTCTTGATTCCCGGACTGGCCCGGATCTTCTTGGCCATCTCCAGGAGCTCCGAGGACTTGATCAGCCTGCCCTCGACCGCTTCGTTGTAGTCCCACGGGATCTTGATGGCGAACCGGTTCAGGAAGGCCTCGTTCAGCTGCATCGTGCCCCGGTAGTCCGGGTTGTAGTCCGTCACGACGAGAAGCTTTTCGTGCGCCTTGACGATTTCCCCGCCCTTGCGCAGCAGGGGAAGTTCCCGGCGGTGGTCCAGCAGGGGGAAAAGACTCGCCGCGACCTTCGGCGACATGAAGTTCGCCTCGCTGATGTCCAGAACTCCGCCGCTCCGGACGAGCTCCGTCACCGGGCCGTCCTGCCACACGAAGCCGCCTTCCCCGTCCGGCTGCCAGCCACCGAGCAAAGCACCCGGCTCCATGGAGACGTCGCAGGGGACCGCGTAGAAATTCAGCCCCTTCAGGGCGGCCCACGCCATCGGGAACATCGTCTTCCCGGAACCCGTCGGACCGCGGACCAGAAGGTTGACCCTGCGGTCCATGCAGAACTGCAAGACGTCGAAGTCCTTCTGCCCGTTCACGGTCCGGCTGACGTACTTCAGGCCGTAGTCCGGATGGGGGACGTAGGAATGCCTCTCCTCCGGACGCTGCTCCGCCTCCAGCACCTCGACTTCTTCGGGTACCACCACCTTTCCGTTCCTCAGGTTCTTCGTCACCTTGACGTCGCTCGCCACGTCATCTTCCTTCCGGGTCCGGGACCCTGCGGTCCAGAGCGCTCTCGGGTATGCGGTACGTGTTTCCTTCGACGAGGCTTTCGTTCCCGCCGTTGCGCAGAACCTCCACGCGGACCTTTCCGTCGCTGTAGAGCTCGATGAAGCGGACCACCACGTGCCGGTAGGAGGCCCCCAGAAGCTCGTAGCAGGCCTCCGGGGCCAGAGCCGGAGCTCCCTCCCGGTAGTGCCGTACGCGCTTGAGGAAGGCTGTCCGGAAGGCGTCCGGGTCCTGCGCCTCCAAGCCCATCCGGTCGGAGATCCGGGAGTCGATGGCCTCCACGAGCTCGTAGAGGTACGGGTCGAATTCCCCGCGCACCAGAGCATCCGTGAATTCTTCGACGAAGTCCAGGACTTCGTTCATCGGGGACAGCGGGAGGGACTTGCGGCGAACCTTCTTCTCCGCCATCAGGTAGCGCCCTTCATGGCTTCCCGGTACGCCTTGGCCATATTGCCGTACTCACCGATGGCGATGGCCTGCTCTGGAGTGAGCTCCATGGTTCCCGAGAGGCACCCGTCGTAGAAGCACACGAAAACAGTGTCCCGGTGCTTGATGTGGTTCACCGTCATGCGCTCAGGACCGTTTCTAGTCTTCTTCTTGGCCATCAGAAGTCGAGCTCCGTCTCTTCCACGCGGATGAGCTTCACCTTGAAGCCGCGCCTCCGCTGATCCTGCGCCAGTTCCATGGCCGACTCGATGGCGCGGCGGATCAGACTGGTGACCGAGAGCCCGTCCTTTATCTTGCTCTTCCACTCGACCCGGTAGAAGACGTTCCTGTCGTGCTCATATTCCACTACTCCCTCCGGCACTTCTTCCTCCCTTGTCTGTTGCTTGCGCGGACCGGACGGGAATCGAACCCGTGACCGAGGCGTATTGCTCTGCTCTACCACTGAGCTACCGGCCCGTGTGGGGCCTTTCGGCCCCGTCGTGCTGTTACTTCGCTTCCAGGATCTCGACGACCACGCGCACCCGGACGGGCACCGTGCCGTCCAGCGGCCCCTTCTTCAGGTACAGGCCGCCGATGACGTGTCCGTCGGGGTCTCCGGTCTCGTTGAGCCGGTAGGTCCCGGGAGTCTCCTTGAAAGAGACGAACTCCGCCTCCATCCGGACGACACCGGGCTTCTTCGCCGCAGCCTTCTTGGCCGGGCGCTTGACGACTGGAACGGTCATGCTTCCTTCTCTCATGTCTTGAAAGCCTCCCGGAAGCACTCCACGTGCCCCCCGGTTCCCTCTGCTTCTTCCTCGCTGAGCTCTTCCGAGCAGACTGCGCAGCGGAGGAACAACTTACCGTACTCGACCATGCAGTCCATCGGACCGGCCTTCCGAATCTCCAGGACCGCGTAAGTCCGGTCGTAGACGCCGGAGAGGAGCTGTGCCGCCCCGGTGTCCATGTCGAACCCGGTGACGAACCAGAACTCCGCCCAGCGTCCCTCCTGGAACTGCCGGACCAGGAAGTGCGCGCCGGACGGGCCCCAGGTCTGCGGCGGGATGTAATAGTGCCCGTTCGGCACTGCCAGGGACTCGATGTACTCGGCGAGCAGCTGGCTCTTGGACAGCGCAGCCTCGGAGGGCACGGCCTTCGACGGTGCCCACATGTCGATTTTTGCGTTCCGCGCTCTCCGCTGCCTGCGCTCGGCTGCCTCCGCGCATTTCTTCCCCGTCTCCGGGCTCCGGTGGTTACCGCCGCAGTGCGCGCAGTGGTACGACACCTGCTAGTCCTCCTCCTTCGATTTTGCGTACTTTTTCAGGTCCTTCCAGTTGGAAAAGCCTCCGAAGTCATCGCCACTGATGACGTCCACTCCTATGAAACGGAGTGCTACGGTCTCGTCGTCGTAGACCATGGACATGGTCTGAAGCTCCTGAAAGATCTTCTGAGCCACGTCGCTGACGTCGATCCCGTCCGGGTGCGCTTCGGCAGTGATGAGGATGTAGACCTTCTCACGGTATTCAGCCATTTTCTCTCCTTCGGTTGGCCGTCCAGGGATCTGCTCGTGCTTCGCGGTCTACGACTGCAAGACGAGCAAGACCCTGAGCTTCCAATCTCCGCGGTGCTGGCTGTTCCGACCCGGACCGGCTGTCATGGCGAGGTGGCGTGTAGGAGGCTCTGGCAGCCGCTCTGACGAGCGTCCACCGTCTTCGCCTGCTTCCCCTTGGCGCTAGGCCTGCCGAGGTCTCACAGCGGCTCTCCGCGGTTTTCCGTCTCTGTGGAGTTCTCAAGATCCGTCCGCCAGTCCCGTCCTGCCCTGTGGTAGCGGCCGGTGTGGTGCGGTGGGTTGAAGCTATCAGCTCGTCAGACGGTGCGCAAGAGGCCAACTCAAGTCTGTAGTTGGCGGCCGTGTTTGCCACGCTTTGGATCATCTAGTAGAGTGCCCGGTTGGGCCGACGTCGATTCCTCTCCTGCCGCGTCTGACGGAATGTTGAAACATCCGGAGGTGGCTGGTTTGAGGTAGATGGCCCCCTACTCCAAAACTTTTCTGGAAACATTCGATGCGCTCGCAACTACGGCAGCGTCTTGCAGTTGAAACTGGGAAAAGTTCTTCATGGGGGTAGGGGGCCTTCTATCTTAAGCCTTCCACCGTTCCTCCGGAATGTGATAAATCAAAAGAGTCATAATAGTAGATGGATAGTGCTGTGGCTTCTACATGTAGTAGAAACTAGGAAAAACATGTCTAGAGGACGTAAACGCAAATTCAACACTCCTACTAGCTACTACACGGAGGAAGAACTTCTAGCTCTGAGAGAAACAATCAGATCTGTGAAGTGTCCCTACTGCCAAGCAGAACCTGGAGAAAAATGCTTGGGGGTCACGAGAAGGGACGGAACACGAAGAGACCGAGTCACCAACCACGCAGAACGAGGATACAGGTACCGGGCGTGGAGCAACGAACTCGGACTTGACCTGCGTAGGAAGACTGACCTAGTATTGCCGTCTTCCGACGAAAGGAACGACATGCCCGTCAAGAAGACCCTGGCGAAGAAGAAGACCGGGATCGCGAAGAAGAAGACTTCTCCGGTCACCAAGCCCTCCTCCAGCTCCCCGAAGAAGACCGTCACCCGCAAGAAGACGATCGATTCGCCCAAGCCCCGCTTCACGCACCTGGACCGGGAACGCGACGGCAAGCTCCGCATCCAGGGAATGAGCTACCTCCAGTTGGAAGAGCTCACCGGGATCCGGATCGAGACCGAGGGTTTCCAGATCGCCCTTGAGCTCCTGCGGGGCGGGATGGACCGCCAGGAGATCAACAACCGGTGCCGGGACCTGCTGCCCACGCACACCAGCAGCGGTACGCGCAAGCCCGTCCCGAACCTCGTGGCCGGGGTGCTCAAGAAGCTTCAGGCCAGCGGCTTCACCGTCAAGGGTGCCTGGAAGGTCGTCAAGCCGCCGAAGAGCATGTGAGTCGTGTACGATCAACTCAGCATTTGATCCACCGAGAGGCAGCTTTGGTCCACAAGGCTGCCTTTCTCGGTCTTCCCAGCCGGTGGAGGCGCAGCTGTGACATCGCCTGAAATTCTCCTCATCTCCGCGATCATGAGGTCCCGAGACTGCACCACGGCAGTGATGGCAGGGGTCACCCCCGAGATGTTCTACGGGTACAGGGAGGAGTACGAGTGGTTGAGCAAGTACGTCGAGAACCGCGGGAGGACGCCGTCACGGGGAGCTTTCCGCGAAGCCTTCTCGGAGATCGTCCTGAAGAACGTGGACGACGTGGAGCTCTTCTCCGAGGAAGTGAAGGACAACCACTCGCGCCAGCTCATGCTGAAGAGCATGAAGAGGGTCAGCACGGCGATCCAGCAAAAAGACATCAAGCGCGCCTCCGCTCTGCTGCACGAGGCCTCGATAGAGGTGGAGAGCTCTCTGCTCGGTTCTTCCTTCGACAGCGACATCTTCCAGGACTACGGGGACATCGAGAAGGAAGTCCTGGACCGCAAGCGCAGGATGGAGGCGACCGGCTTCTCCGGCATCCCCACCGGCTTCCCCACCCTGGACGAGCTGACCGGCGGAATCCAGCCCGGCTGGTTTGTCATCGTCTGCGCCCGCGCCGGTGTGGGGAAAACCCGCTCGCTCACCCGAATGTCCTGCGCCGCCTCCTTCTCCGGCTTCATCTCCCAGTACGACGCCCTTGAGCAGTCCCGGGCCGAGATAGCCATGCAGGTGCACGCGTTCGTCTCCAGCGAGTTCGGGCAGGGCACCTTCAAATCCCTGGACCTGGCCAAGGGGACCGGGTACAGCGAGACGGAGTACAAGCGCTTCCTGCGCGAGACGAGCCGACAGGTCGCAGGAAAGATGCACGTGGCGGACAACAGGTACGTCACCATCGGACCGGCCGTCATCAAGGCGCAGATCAAGCGGAACAACCCGGACATCTTCTTCCTGGACTACCTGACCCTGATGGAGGGGGCCGACGACTGGCAGTCCTCCGCGAACCTCGTCACCTCTCTCTCCAGGTGCGCGAAGCGGACCGGCTGCGCCATCGTCACGGCGGCCCAGATCAACCGGAAGGGCGCGGAGTCCAAGGAGGTGGACACCGAGCATCTCTCGGTGACGGACCGCTTGGGACAGGACGCGGACCTCGTGGTGGTCGTGGAGAAGTTCGGCGGCTGCCAGTCCGTCGTGCGCATGAAAGTCATCAAGTTCCGGCACGGACCGAGCGGTTACGTCTTCTTCCTGAAGTTCGACCCGAACCAGGGGGTCATGGAGGAGATCACCTACCAGGAGGCCTGCGACATCCGGGACAACGAAAAAGACGCCCAGGAGGAAGTCCGTGAGGTCAAGAAGTTCACCCCGCGCAAGAAGGGATCCTTCGCTGCGACCGCCAAAACCCGGAAGGCGGCCAAGAAGCCAGCAGAAGCCCCTGTGACGTCCTCCGAGCCCCGCCGGGTACCTCGGACACCGCAGGCGGCCCCCAAGCGGACACAGCACCGCTCAGCCCCGCCGGGACCGGTGCGCCGCTACCGGCGTGATGCTTGACCTGAGCGTTTGCCGCTGATCTGCCGGACGGCGTACGGTTGACCACTGTGACTCAAGGATCCAGTTTGAATTCGTACAGCCGCATCATGTACGACCACCTCGACGTCCTCGGCGCGGACGGAGAAGAGCACCTGTGCGTCTGCCCGATCTGTGGCGGACGTTCTCTCTACTTCAACGACCACAAAGGTCTGTGGAAGTGCTTCAAGTGCGCCGAGGGCGGATCCGCGAGAAAACTCGTGGAACTGCTGGACGGAACCTACTCCGAACCGGAGATGTCCCTGTCCGAGCTGAACGCTGATCTGGCGGCGCTGTCCGCGGACCCGTACGAACCTCCGCGGATAATCCCCGAGTCCATGCTTCTGCGGTACAGCAACAGAACGGCAACACCTCATCAGCACTGGCTGGACCGCGGGTTCGACAAGGAGACCTGCACGAAGTGGGAACTGGGTTTCGACGCCTTGGGGGAGAACGGCGGCCAGCTGACCCTCCCCTACCGCAGCCCGGCCACCGGACATCTGGACGGAATCATCTTCCGGGCCCTGAACCCGGGGGAAGGACCCCGGTACCGCTTTCCCAAGGGGTTCAAGCGCAGCCTCTCCCTGTACGGCTCGTGGATCCCCCAGCACGCCGCGGGCTGCGTCTCCTTGGTGGAGGGGCCCACGGACGCCATCCGGGTCTCACAGACCGGCAGGAGCGCCTTCTCGCAGTACGGCAGCTCCGTCTCCACCGGGCAGACGAGGCTGCTGCACCGGCTCGGGATAACCTCCCTGGTCCTGTTCTACGACTACGACCGCGCCGGACTCCGGGCCACGGAGAAGGGCGAGCACCTGGCGGAGGAGTTCTTCGTCCGCAAGGTGCGGTGGAGCAGGGAGAAGTACTGCTGGCACGAAACCGTGTGCGGCTGCCCTTTCGGGGACACGCGCAAGGCGACCTGGATAACGCACACGACCGTGGGGAACTGCCCGGTGAAGCGCCCGTGCAAGTGCGGGCGCGTCCACGAACCGGACCCGGGCTCGCTGCCCCTGGAAGATATCGAAGACATGCACAGAAAGGCGGTAGAAGTATGAACAACGATGTTCCCGAGCTCGGCCGTGCCAAGCCCGTGGAGGACGTGGGCCAAGCACCCGACATGTCCGCGGCGGGGGAGGCCGTCTTCCGGGACATGCTGGCCAACATGAAACTCTTCATGGCTCCGGGAGTCTCCTCCGCGGGGTGGGTCATCGCCGAGGCGGAGCAGGACGGCAGACCGGTCCCGAACGCCGTCCTGATGATCGCTCAGAACAACACGGTCAGCGCCGTCTGGTACAGCCCGGAGGACATGGAGAACTTCGTGCAGAACACCATGGTGGCGTGGCAGGCCATGCAGGGCGAGATGGCCAAGAAGGTTCCGCTGATCGTGGCGAACCCCGACCAGATGAACGCGGCCCTGTCCAACAAGCGGGACATGGACGGGAAGTTCGGCGCGCACCGTCAGCCGAACTGGCCCCCGGAAGGATGGAATAAGTAATGGCCGACGTAGTCAGCAGGCGTGGCGGATTCTCCGAAGCCCAGATGGACCAGATCGCCGAAGAAGCGAACCTGTATCAGGCCGTCCGCGGAGTTCTCCGGTTCTTCGTGGACGACGGGAACCTTCCGGACGACCTGGCCCAGATCCACAACCAGTACGCGCACCTGGCGGTCTTCGTCGCCGTGAAGTCCCCGCAGGACCCGGAGACCACCGTGGCCGTCAGGAAGCTGCTGGATTCCAAGGAAGCGGCGTTCCGGGCGGCGCGCTGTGCCTGACGGAACCCCTCACGCGAAGAAGGCGAATCCCCTGAAGTCGTGGTGGGAGAACAGGGGCAGCCGCTTCGCCTTCCAGCAGGACAGCAACATGGGCGTCGTCCGCGGTGTCTTCAAGCGGATCGACGCCATGGACTACCGCAGGTACGTCGTCGTGGAGATCTCCACGAACAACTACATCTCCCTCAACATCGATCACATCATCTCAGTGGAGGAATACTAGAATGGCCGGTCACAACGCGAGCTTCCACGTCTCCTCGGAAGAGATCGCAGATCTCATTCCCGCGATCGAGAAGGTCGCCACACTTCCGCAGTTCCTGCACCGCTCCCTCGTCGGCGTCACTTTCAGCGAGGGCGGCTGGCACGTGGAGCTCGTCTCCGGGAGTGCCCGCAACCTGATGGAGCTGACCACCCGGATCTACATGGAGCTCCCGCCGCAGGAGGACGTGTGGGCGCCGTCGGTGACCGCGGAGGAGGATGTCCCCGAGAACTCCGAGGAAGAAGCAGACGGGGAAGAAGAGGAGGAAGTCCTCCCCGGGACCTCCGACGGCCCGGTGGCGGAGGAAGTGGCGGAAGCCGCCCCGAACCCGCGGCCCAAGCCGCTGAAGAAGCCCTCCGGCAACAAGGTGGCCAGCAAGGCCGTCACGGTCGAGAGCGACTGACCAAGAAGAAGTAAGCAGGGCCGGGGCTTTCGAGTTCCGGCCCTTTTCTTTCCAGGAGGATAAATGTCCGTCGTGCACAACCACCCGCACCCCATGGCCCAGCAGGTCATTCAGCCGCAGAACGCCGAGATCTACCGGAAGTTCGGCGCCGTCCGGGTCGAGGACTGGGCCGACAGGGTCCTCGGGGACACCCCCGGCAACCTGCGCCAGCGCTCAGAGCCCGTGGACCGCTACGAGGCCACCAGCCGCCTGCCCGGATGCACCGGCATGCCGGACGACGACGAGATCGTGGCGTGCCACACGGTCCTCACCGGCGAGCGCGTCCTGCTGCACGACCTCTGGCTCTGACCTGCGCCTGTGACTCATGGGACAACCTGGCTTGACAGATGACCCGTGGTGAGTAGAGTCGTCGTCAGCTGAACTATTGATCTGGAGAGAGAGGGGAGGTGAGCAGCATGCGGTTGCCGAGACTCGGCTGCCTCGGGTGGATGGTCCTCGGGATTCCGATCCTGTCCGTCTACATCACGTACGCGGTCGTCAAGGGTCTCTTCGTCATCGTCGGCGGAATCTTCAAAGCCGCCTCGAACAGGCAGGCACGCGCGAAGTCCCGGAGAGCCACCAGGAAGGCTTACGAGCGCGACCTGGCCCTGAGGCAGAGAATCGCCTCCCAGCAGGCGCACATAACCACTCAGGGGATGCGCTGGTACGACGAGCGCGGCTACCCGAGGAACGCTTGGACCGGCGAGCCGATGGACGAGCCGCCGCCCCGTCATCCGTCCGGCTGGCGATAACCTCTTCACGTGTCGGATGATCAGAGAAGGTTCTGGATCGTGCCCCTCTACGGCAGGCAGCCCTACTACTCCCCGGACGACGTGACGGAAGAACTTTTCATCACGCGGGAACTCCCGGTATTCCAGAGCTTCCACAACCGCTTGGAGAACTTCTTCAGGAAGTGGCGGCTCTGGATCCTCGGAATCGCGATGCTGGCCCTGGCCGCCACCGCGGTCCTGACGGCCGTCGTGGGAGCGCACAAGTGCTGCTCCGTGAGCAACTTCCAGGAACCGGCAGTCCCCCAGTTCCCCGCAGTACCCCCGAAGGAAAGGACCACCACCCGTGATGCCGGGCCAGACCGTGTACTACCGACTCTCCAGGGAAGACGCCCTGGCGGTGAACCGACGACGCCATGACGCCTATTCGTCCGACTTCATGAAGGACAGGTTCGGTGAGCACCCGGGAGCCGTCATGCATGTCGGCGACACCGTCCAGGAAGGCCAGGTCTTCCCCGCCGTCGTCGTCAAGCCCTACTCCCAGAAGGAATGGGTCGACATGTTCCACCCGGGGAACAAGATAAGGACCCCGGACCCGGCCGCCCACCGGTACTTCTCCGGCCACGCGGACATCCGGGTCCTTCTGCCCGGGAACGACGACTTGTGGGTACCCCGGGCCCAATGGGACGAGAACCCCACCCGCGCGGAGGAGGACGGCAAAGACCTCGGTTTTGTCACCGTCGTCCCCCTCTGCGGACAGTTCACCACCGTTTCACCCCCGCCCCTCATCTGAGAAAGGTTTATCCCCTGATGGGTCTCTTCGATTACCCCCACACCGCCGCCATAGCCGACATGCTGAAGGAATACATGGTCCAGTTCGACAAGGACGTCGCTGCCGACGCCGAACCGGTCGTGTACCTGCCCCACGGCGCCAACGCGAACTTCTGCGAGACGGTTCGGCGACGGTTCACGGCCATCCAGTTCCAGCACAACGCCGAGGACGCCGGGAACCTCATGCAGGTTCTCGCCTTCCTGGTCGAGAACAGCATCCCGTTCGGCATGTGCGCGCACGGCAACCTTTACGTCGGCCTCGACAAGCAGCCCCATCAGGTGAACGACGGCGAGTGGATTCTCTGCTCCACCGACGACGTCACCGAGGACGGGCCCGCGGACTACCGGGTCTACCCGACCGAAGCATTCCAGCTGGAGTTCAGCTGGGCCGGTACTGGCCCTTCCACCAGCAAGCCTTTCACCGTGGACGTAGAGGAGATGAACCGCGTCTCCGAATCCGCGGTGGACAGCGGCATGGAGCGCGTCCGCGAGCACGCTCTGAAGAGCAGCCCGACCGGTTCTTTCGGACATCCTTACGAGGACGACTGCGAGGACGATGACTGACCAGCAGGACGCGCCGGAATCCGCTCCCGTCTTCCCCACGGTGGAAGGCGGGGCGGTGCCCGCGGAGGACTTCTTCGACGGCACGATGTGGCACTTCCTTCTCGTGGTGGACATGACGCTGGTCCCCGAACCTTGGATCCGCGAGAGCGTCATGCGATACCTCACCAGAACCTGCTACGAGTTCATCGGCGCCGGGAAGTACAGCGTCTGGAACAACATAGAATCGGTGGCCGTCCACGCCATCACCGTCCCGGGGAAGATGGATTTGTTCCAGCAGCGGGTGAAGGAATCCGTCGAGCTGTGGACCAAGCCCCGCACGATCCGGATGAACCGCTTCACCATGACTTTGCAGAAGGACCGCTGAAACGAGATCGGAGGTCGCAGAATGAGCAAGAGGAACCAGAACCAGCCGATGTCCCCCGCGGTCGGCTTCGACCTGTCGGACATGCTGACCAAGCGCATCGAGGCGGCGGAGAAGGCTCAGCTCAGCCTCCAGGAGGCCACCAGGGAGGCCAACGCGGCCACCAAGGGTCTGGCTGAGGAGAGGAGGAAGCTGGACGACCTGCGGGCCTCCCTGGTGGACGAGGCGGGGGTCGTCGTCAAGGATCTGATCGAGGGCCGGGTCTCCGATGGCCTGAAGCAGTTCGGGGAGTTCCTGGAAAAGGCTCTGAAAGACTCCGAGGCAGCCGTCTTCCGCCGGTTCGACAAACTATCCGACATCCTCCTGGGCAAGGCCCGCACTGACAACCTGCCGTCCATCATGGAGCAGGTGGCAGTCATGGAGCACGCCTTCTACCTGAACTGGGAAAACTTCTACAACTACATCATCTCCGCCCTGGAAGTCTCCAAGGGCTGCACGGCGGAGGACTGCAACGGCGTGGCGAAGTACTCGGACATGCTGAAGCACGTGAGTCAGGTCGTCGGCGTGACGGCCGTGAAGGAGATAATCCCGGAGGGCGAGGACCCCGAGAAGTGGGACGTGCAGGGTCACATGCACCTGTGCCAGCACCACCACGACGCGGCAAAGGCCACCGGGGAGGTCATGACGTCCGTCCGGCTGGAAACCCGCGTGTGCCCCTACCCGCACGGCGTTTCCAACCGCTCGACCGTGGTGCATACAGACAAGGAACTCTTATGAAGTCGCTCATGGAACTGGTCCCCGGCCAGACGGTGAACTACCCGAGCAGGAACATGCGGGTGACGCGCGCTTTCCCCAAGCATTTCGAGGACGGCAGCTTCACCGCCTTCCAGGTCAAGCGGAACTATCCGGAGGGCACGCTGTCCGTGCGGTGCGAGGTGCCGGAGAGCCTGACGGACATCTGGAAGGACTCCCCCGAATTCATGCTGGACTACTTCGAGCTGGAAGCCGACCAGCTGTATCGGTGGAGCTGCTTCAAGAACAACATGAGCTCGATCAAGCGGGGCATCCGCGCGAACGTGAAGCGGCACCTGCGCCGGAAGTACGGAAAGGAAGGACAGCTCCATGTCAGAGTCTACGGCTGAGAAGCCGCGAAAGGGGTTCTGGTTCTTTTTCACCGCGACCTCAGCCTGCGGATCCTGCTTCCTGGCAGCGATGGAAGGGATGTTCGGGCACCTGTTCTTCGCGGTCTTCTACACCCTGACGGCCATCGTGTGGGCGACTGCGGCCGAGAAGTCCATCAGGCCGCACGATGTCGAATAACCCGGCCCCGCTGTCCAAGGAGCAGCAGGACTGCCTGCGGGAGCTGGAAAGCCAGTACCAGACGTCCGTCATGGAGGACTACAAGCTGGACGAGCTGATACTCCTGGCGCACAAGAAGAAGATCTCGTGGGCCGAGATAGCCAGGTCGATCGGGGTCAGCAAGCAGGCGGTCACCAAGAAGTACTCGGAAATGGAGAGGAGGGCGAAGTCGGATGAGTACAACCGGCTCCACGGACGTTAAGACCCTGGAGATGAGGGCGTTCGACCTGCGCAAGGCCGGGCACACCTTCCAACAAGTCGGCGTCCTGCTCAGCACCCCGAAGCACCAGGTCTCCGCGGATGAAGCGGAAGCTCTCGTCTACGGCTACATGCGCCGCACCCGGGAGGAGAACCGGCTGAAGCTGGAGGAGGAGGCGGACTTCAACCTTTTCTCCACGATCGACCTGGACTGGCACAAGAAGTCCGCCTCCTGCACCCTGAGGCACCCGCCGGACTTCAAGAACCCGGTCTTCAAGGTGCGGGCCAAGCGCTCCGACAAGGAAGCCACGGAGAAGTCGGACAGCGAACTGCTGGACCTGGTGGCCGCCGTCCGGGCCCACAACTACAAGTACCACCCATGACAGCACTTCCGAGCAGGTACTACACGACACGTTTCGACCTGTCCTGGGGACAGCACGACATACAGCTTCGTTGCAGGACATGCAACGGATTGCCGCTGGCGACGGCGGCGGAACTGAGCCTCGACACCCAAGTCAAGGTCGCTACAGCACACGAGCACGTGCACCACCCTAAAATTCCATTCGAGCAGACACAAGGGCGATGAGAATGAACAAGCGATTCCGTACCGTGGCCTCCATCGTGGCCGCCGTGGTGGTGGCCGGAGGCGTGGCAGCGGCCACCGAGGCCGTCAGCACCACCTACAGCGGCGGCGGGGCCTACACCGCGGTCAGTACCTACCGGGCCCTGGACACGCGCTCCACGGCCCCCGTGGCGGCCGGGAAGGACGTCTCCCTGTCCTTCTCCGCCCCCGTCCCGGCGGACGCCACCGCGGTGGTCCTGAACGTCACCGCGACGGACATCAAGACCTCCGGGTACCTGTCCGCGGACTCCAGCGACGACACCACGCCCAAGGCCACCTCGACGGTGAACTTCTCGGGCGCCGGGCAGAGTGTGGCGAACACCACCACCGTGCAGCTCGGCAAGGACGGGAAGGTGGACGTCTGGAACTTCTCCGGGTCCACCCTGGACGTGGTGGTGGACGTCCTCGGTTACTTCGAGACCCCGACCGTCACCGCGGCCCCGGCGGTCCCGGTCGTCAACGACCTCGGCGGCATGGCCTCGGTCCCGACCGGCGGCAGCTTCAACTCCCTGGCCCCGGAGGTGGGCACGTTCGACCTGACGCCCGGGACCTACCAGGTGGTGATGAACGCGAAGGTCACCCCGATCGTGCAGGCGAACGCGGCCACGCAGGTGTTCCCGTCCCTCCACCTGTACAACCAGGTGAAGAACGCGAACTTCTCCGGTGACGTGCTGGACGTCGGCGGGAGCGCGCTGGAGTCCGGCGCCTACAAGAACGTGGACTCGAACTACAGCGGGACCGCGATCGTCACCGTGGCCGCCGACACGACGTTCCACGTCTACGGGTTCGGCTACGACAGCGACACCGGCGCCGGTAGCTACCAGCTGGACGACCTCTCCGTGACCGTGGTCCAGATCGGCTAGGAATCCCCGAAGACCGCCCCGTCCCCCTCCCGGGGTGCGGGGCTTTCGGAGTGAGAGAAGGAGGAAGAATGGAAGCCGATCCGAAGCTTCAGTTCACCGGGCACGCCACACCGGAGGAACGGCGCAAGGCGAAGTTGTTCGTGGTGAACCAAGCTGCGCAGAACAATTGGTCCCCGGAGGTGGTGCACCAGATCGCGGACCTCATATTCCGCACTCCCCCGGGGCCGACGCTGGAGACCTTCAAGCCGTACCTGAGCACGAAGGTGAGCTTCCGCGGCGGACGCCCCACGAAGTTCTCCCTGCTGCACGCCGTCCAGGAGGGGGAGGTCTTCTGGGACGAGGCGGACAGCCGGTGGAAGACCCCGGACTGCGACACGGTCCACGAGGCCCTGGCGAACCTCATCGTCGTGGGCCAGCTGCGGGTGAGCGACGACGACGCCACGCTGCTGGAGCTGACCTGGAGCGGCACCAGGTACCACGACCTCCGGCTGATGGACCGCACCAAGTGGGCCATGTACCGGAAGACCACCACCAGGACCAAGACGAAGGAACCGAGTTGAGAATCGAGCTGAACGAAGAGCAGGCGCAGTGGATCCGCGTCGGACTGCTCTGCTACCGGAACACCTGCCAGGTTCCTGCGAGCTTCGGCAGTGTGGAGTTCCTGGCGAAGGTCCACCAGATCCAGAGCGCCATCGAGTGGTTCGACGAGGAAACAGCCAGCGCGAAGTTCTGGGAGGGGAAGACCGTGGAAGCCATCGTGGACGACACCTCGTCCGGCCCGAGTCTCGCAGACGTTCAGAAGGAACTGTCCTTCGGGGAGCCGAAGACCCGTTGCATGGCCTGCAACCAACCGGTCTTCTGGCTGAGGGACCCGGGCGAGCCCATGAGGTGGCTGCACAGCCACCAGAGGTCCGCTGACGGCCACGCGCCCGTAGTGCGTGCCTCTGACGCCGAAGAGGCTGAAAGGCTCGCAAACGGGCTCGAAGGGCCTCCTGAGCCCGTCAGGTGACTTCCCGACGCGCACCGGGATGCCGTCTACTTCCAAAGCCGTGTCGTCTCGATGTCCCGCGACATCGGCGAGATCTGCGCCATGATAGAGGAGTGGGAGGACAAGACTCCGAGCTTCCCGTCGGTGACGGCGTTGAACGCCATCAAGAAGCACCTTGTGGAGAAGGGATACATGGAATGACGGGGATCTTCAAGAACGGGCGCAGGAAGCCGGGCGTCAGCTGGTCCGGGCAGGCCGCCGGAACCGGTTCGGAGCAGGTGCCCAACAAGCCCTGCGAGGACGGCCACAGGACCCCCGTCATCGTCAGCGAGGACAAGCAGGCGGGGACGCGGCAGATGACCTGCCAGTCCTGCGGGGGCAACTGGAGTGAGAGGCTATGAACAAAAAAGCTGTGAACGAAATCAAGATCGAAGAAATCAAGCTGGCACTCACCCTGTCGGCCCTGGAGGGCGCGGTTCCGGGCACCATGGTGGAGGACGAGGACGAGGATGTCTGGAAGAAGGGGAAGGACTACTGCTGGTACATGCTGGACGACGGCGGCGCCCCGCTGGCCATACCGCACTCCTCGCTGTTCATTTACGAGCTCGGGGAACTGGCCTACCTCGGGATCTCCCTGGCAGTCCAGCAGAAGTCGAAGAACGGCGTCACCGGGGCGCAGCTGGCGGAGTCCAGCCGGATCGTGGACGAGGCCGACTCCGGCACGCTTCTCAACGTCCAGACCTTCGAGTTCGTTGACGTCTTCGGCGACACGAGCCCGAAGGAACTCCACGAACTGGTGAGGCAGGGGCGGTACTTCCTCAACGCCAACGACCCGGAAGAGCTCATGTGGGGCTGCAACGACCACATCGACACGGAGGTCAACGAAGTCGTGGACGCCTGCTACTTCACCCGTGCGCGCGGGACCGACGTCGTCGTCCTGCTGAAGTGGATCGATAAGCACGAGGCGGAGCACCACTCATGAGCTTCACCGGGCAGCACGTCAAGACGGAGAAACTCTCCTGGAAGAAGGCGGTCATCTGCAACGCGGCCACCAACTGCGTGGAGGTCGCCTTCTCCGAGGACGGCACGGTGCACGTCCGCGATTCCGGCGACCCGACGGGGCCGGTGCTGGTCTTCACCAAAGAGGAGTGGGACGCCTTCCTCGAAGGAATAAGGAACGGAGACTTCGGGTGAAGGACAGGACAACCGGCTGGCACAGGCGGCAGGCGGCGCAGCTCGCCATGGCCGACGACTTCAACAACGGCAGGAAGGAAGAGGAGGAGCTGATGGGCGCGGAGGGAGACCCGGAGACCACGTACGCCGTGGAGGGCGAGAACCTGGTGATGACCTGCTCGCAGTGCGGCAGGTTCTACGACGACCGCGTCACCAAGAACCCGGTCGGCTTCGACAACGTCGTGCGCAACCAGACCGTGGTCCACCTCCGGGACAGGCACAGGAAGCCCCTGGAGGTGCCGTACGCCGTCTGGCAGGCCTACGGGGCAGCGGAGGTCATGAAGGACCTGGACGGCGTCTACGTCCGCCTCTCCTTCGACCGGAGCAATTCCCTGAAGTTCAACTACGCCGAGTGGGACGCGTTCCTGAGCGGCGCGCGGAAGGACTTCAGCCGATGATCCTCGTGGCGATGGTCTTCTTCCTGCTGGACACCCTCGTCTCCAACGGGACGATCCACTCCGGCCTGCGGGAGATGTCCCCGCAGTCCCTGACCGCCGCGGGCCTGTTCTTCCTGACCCTGGCGGTCATCACCGGCCCGCAGTGGCCGTTCAACCGAAGGAAGTAGGGCTGAACGAATGACCTGGACGGCGGACAACGTTCCGCGGGAACTGCTGGAGATAATCTCCGACGCGGCCGACAAGGGCCACAAGAACGGCGGAGAAGTGGCGAAGAACCTCGCGGACGTCCTGAACGCGTACGACGTCATCAAGCTCCAGGACAAGGCCTACACCATCCTGGAATCGCTGCCGGTGGGGTCCGAGGTCTTCCAGAAAGGGAGCAAGGCGGACAAGAACACTTCCTACCGCAAAGTGGACCACAACGGAAACCTGGTCTGGGAGTACTACCGCTACGGAGTCGGTTCCAGGTGCTTCATGGGCTCCAAGACCCTGCTGGGCAACTACGGCCCGCTTGAGCTGAGGATCGGATCGTAACCGTGGTGGAACTCGGACCGCAGGACGAGGGCATGAAGAACGGCCACATGGCCGCGGAATGCCCGCTCAGGGAGAACATCGCCAGGTTCGGCAGTAAGTACCCCTGCTGGATCCACGGAGCCTGTAACCTGATGAAAGAAGTGAAGGACCAGGACGAGTACAAGCGACACGTCTTCATCAGCTTCCAGGACGGTACCAAGGACAAGTTCAACTTCTTCGTGGACAAGGACTCCAAGGAGGTGGCCGGTTCCATGAAGTTCTTCGACAAGGGCGTCCTGCTCTTCAGGACTTCCTGGGACGGCTTGGAGTACATACTGGTGAACATCGGCAGCGTTCACCTTTTCGCTGTGAAGAAGGGCTGGAGCCAGATTTGACTGAAAGAGCTGAGGTCTCCAAGGAGTCTGAGGTATACGATCCGGAGGCGCACATCCTCCGGGTCATGGAGGACATGTGCGAGACCTGCATATTCCGTCCCGGGAACCTGATGCACCTGGCCCCCGGGAAATTGCAGAGGATGGTGAGGGAGACGCGGGAGGAACCCATGGGTAACATCCCGTGCCACGACACCCTGCCGTACTCGCTTCCTCCTCAGGAGAAGGCGGCGGTCTGCCGCGGTTGGTGGGACGCCTACGCCGGGGAGAAGTTCTGGTCCACGATGATCCCGATAGAGCTATGGAGGCCTGTGAAGTGAGCTCGAAAGACTTTTTCGAAGCAGGGAAGACCTACATCGAGAACGAGCCGTACCGCGCCCCTGAGGTCACCGCCGTCTTCATGGTGGTGTGGTTGGGAACGCTCCCCGGGACGGATACCGTGTTCGCCTTCGGGTTCACCACCCCGGCCTTCCCCGGGGACAAGTGGGAGGTGTACCTGACCACCAAGCCGGAGGACGAGGATGAAGGACCGTTCGAGCATGAGTGGCTGGAGGCCGTCTGGGACGACGGCCAGAAGGTCCACTTCTGGCGTCCGAAGTCCCCGGGAGAAGTGAGCAACAAGCCCGAACACGGTTCCGAGGGATCGTGAGCAACAAGGCAGCGAGCAACCTCGAACAGAAGGCGAAAACCCTCAGGATCCAGAAGGACGCCTACGAACTGGCCTACCGGGAACTGCTCAGCGGTGTGGGGAACTTCGCCAAGGACAACCCGTGCCTGGACCTGACCGCCCTGGGGCAGCTCTCCACGGACATCGCGGCTAGACTCATGTACCAACTCTCCAAAGTCGAAGACAGGAGGAAGACGTGAAGACCGGAAGGATAGCGACCAGTGTCCTGCTGGGGATCGACGACGAGCCGATGTTCCTCCCCGAAGAAGTCTGGACGGGCATCCGGGACAAGGCCTTCGACCACGTGAAGTTCTTCCACAAGCTCGCACAGAGCACGGAGGACTGCTACCTGTTCGAGGCAGCCGGTCACAACAGGGTCGTGCAGATCCGCGGAAGAATCTTCACCACGGACGTGAAGCGCTTGGCGGAACAGATCCAGCATCTTCTCGCGTCCTTCGAACTTCCCACGCCCACCGTCGCCATGCTTACCTTGCTCGCGACCGACTTCAACAGGTCTCTCATCGTCACCAAGGACGCGGTAAAGCCTTGGGACAAGTTCATCAGAAGGGAGTAAGAAATGAAAAACGAGGAGAAGGGCACCGTACAGGGTTCCCTTGCCGTACAGGGTCTCAAGGACACGAGGAGCACGTCCCTGGTGTCGCTGGCCCGTGAGGCGGGGCAGGAGCCCGGGAACGTGCTGCCGCCGGTGGAGACCGAAACCGTCGTAGTGGCGGCGTTCGCCTCATCCATTTAACTCGCTTGCTCGTTGCCCCTTCGGGGGTAAGTTACTCATAGGTAACATATAGTACAAGAGTAAATCTGCAAGAAAAAGCCCCTGGTTCCGTTTCTGGTTCTGGGGGTTCTTTCGTACCCCAAAATAAAAAAAATCTCAAAATCGGATCCTGCTAGAGGCCTCATTAGCGTGTCGGGGGTCTAGCCACCAAAAATAAAAAACGCCATGTGGCGAACCTTCTAGAGGCCTCATTAGTGGAAGGGGTCGCCGCCCTACCTTTTCAGCACCTCGGCGACATTCTGGCGGAAGCGACGGACGGATCACGCGGCGAGCGCCTGGCCCGCGCACGCCCCGCTGCCGCCCTGCCGTGTGCCGCTGGCTGCCCGGCTACCGCACAGTGCCGTGCACGGCTGAGAACGGCTGCTACGGCCTCCCCTTCGTCATGTGCCGTGTGCCGCTGGCCGCCCTGCCGACCGCTGCGAGCGCCTGGCTTGTGCATGCTGCTGCCATATGTGTCCGATTCGTCCCAGGTTTGCTCGGCCCTCCGCGCCTGGCCTACGTCCATCCAGAAACCTGTTTTTCTCTGTTTTTGTGTTTTTCTCAAGTTGATCAGGGTGGCTCTGGAACCAGGCGCTACGCCGACCATAAACGTTCTGACCTGCGAATATGGTGTTTCTTAGTTTATGTGTTGAGAACTTTCTCAATCAATTCTCTGAGAAAGTGTTTCCGACTCGATTTCGTCGACAAAGTTGTCAACAGACTTATACCTCCTCGACGACGGGATCCGAGGCAAACCGCTGTTCACCTGCGACGATTGTTTTGGGAGCTTTTTGAGAATTCTCTGCTCAGAAACGCTCTCAGAAGGCTTCCTGGGAGGATTCCTGTACGGCACGCCGTGTGAAGCGTCCATATTGGCGTCGTCCGGCTTCACACGGATCCTCAGACGCTTTTTCTGCGGCTGGGTGCTGTCAGGAACGTCAACGCTCAGCACAGGGTCTGTGAGCGGCACGGAAGGCATTTCCTCGGATTGAGACTGTAGCTGTTCCTTGTTGACGATGAAGTTCTCAAGGCGTTCCGGGAACTGCTCATCCCTTGAGTTCTCATCTTTTTCGGACTTGTCTCCACCTGTTGCCTTACGCAGTTTTTTCGGCTTTTTCAGGTGCTTCCGCGGAGGGTCGTCCTCGACGATTTCAGCGTCCACGACTTCCGTGGGAGCCGTTCTGTTGCTCGCGGCGATCCTGTCGAGTTCCCGCTGCTGCTCCTGCGGCGACGTCCCGGCGGCTTCCATCATGGACTTCAGGTAGTCCGATTGGCTTCCCTGAACCACCATGATTCCGTTGTTGACCAGGGCTTTCGACTCATTTCTCCGTTGTTCTATGACTTCCGGTGTGATGCCCAGAGTCTCCCGTCGGAACTGCATGACCCTCAAAATCATCCCAGCCTGTTCGTACTTCCCGGCATGGAACGCCAGCGTCAGGTGTTGTTGCAGGTCGTCAAGCCGTGCGAGGTCCAGAACAAGGATGTCTTCCGGCGTTTCATACTGGTACGCCCGAAGGATTCCACGCATGTCAGAACCTACGTGAGCCGTACTTTTGTACCCGATGTCGGCTTCTACGATCTGCTGATAACTAGCTCCCGCCATCCTGAGATTCAATGCAGTCTGTCGACGTTCGTGCCGGTCAGCAGCCCTTTGAAGTTTTTCTGGGCTGGTAGGAATCTTGTTTTTTCTCAGGCTCCTATATTTAGGCTTCATATTGACCGTTGTCTGCATTTTTCTCACCCCTACTAAAAATCTTGATCATTTAGGAACTTTCACTCTACGCCTACGTGCTTCCTGGGGGAAAGTCCGAAGGACCACGAAGTAGTTCTCAGTTCCTAGGTTCTAGGTTCCCCGATCGTTCCCACACGCTGGCTCCTACCGGCGGCACCCCCCCCCCTGCCTAGCTGTCCGTCCTTGTGTCATGGGGGAAAGTCTTCCGCCGTTCCTCCCTCTAGGGCCTACAGGAGCTCTCCTAGGGCGTGGGACGTCTTGCCGGTC